ACACTGTTTCCCCCTGCGCGAGTAGCGCAAGGCAGCTAGCTGTTTGGCACAGGTGGTTTGCGATTGCAAACCCGCAATATATGGTCGTGTAAACTGCCATAAATACTGCGAAGTTAATGCCAGACATAATACGGAGCACGTTGTAGTTCGTCGCATACACGTAAACCGTGGAGCTCAGGTTCGTGCCCACCGCGTTGTTGCTTACCGTCAGCAGCAGCGTCGTGTTGTCGATACGGGACAAGTTGCACGTGCCGCTCGGTTGGTGCTGCTCAGGCTGCAGAGCAAAGGAATACACGTTGACACCCACGGCAGGGATGTTCGTGTGGTGCTGGTAGGGCTGCACCCAGTTGAAGTAGTTGCCATCGCGCAACTGGAAGCGATCGTGGCCGTTGAGCTGGAGCAGGGCCGTGATGACAGGGTTCTTGCCCGCCATGCCCTCCACACGCGTAACGGAGTAGCCGCTCTCCAGCACGGAGCGATCCCACCAATCTGAGTAGTTGAACGGCTGCTGGCCCTTGTAGGGGCCAATTACGTTGTCATCGCAGGACACGAAGGAATCGCGCTGCACAACCCACACGAGCTCTTTGCACGGGTGGTTGAAGTTCAGTTTCAGCTTGTTGGCCGAGGATGTGATGGACTCGCCGCCCGTGAACTGCAGCACATCGATCAGATACTCGTGGGACACCTGCGCGAACTTGCGGCGCTCATCCGTGTCCAGGTAGATGTAGTCCACATACAGGGAGGCCGCGGCCAGACCCGTCTGGGCCACACGCGTGCGGACCGCATGCGGGTCCGTGTTGCCAGGCGTCTGGTCCCAGCAGAGGTTGTTCAGTGCATTGAACTCCAGATTGATACGCACCTCGTGGTACTGCAGGGCGATCAGCGGCAGTGCCAGACCCGGGTTGCGGCAGAACCAGAACTGCAGAGGGATATACAGCGTGTAGGCCGGCGCGCAGGACAGCACCGTCTCGGACGTCAGAGGCTCACCGCTGTAGCAGTCATTGTCGCACGTGTTGCCGCCCTGTAGCAGCAGATTCGTCAGCTCAGGCACGTTGCCAACCATCTTCGCATAACCGGCCTGCTTGCCAGGCTCCTGCGTGAGCTCATTCCAGATATGCAGCCACTGGCCGTAGTGCTTATCGATGCGCTGACCACCAATCTCCAGCTCCACATAGGCGATGAGGTTGTGGCCGACCCAGTTGAGCCAGCGGAACTGCGCGCCGCTGCCGTCGCTGGACTGGAGCTGCACCTGCGGCAGCGTGGCCTGCAGATACATACGGTGGATTAAATCACCGTTGCGCTGGATCGTGCACGTAACCTTCTTGCCGAAGTTCGGGGCACCATTGAAAGGGTTCTCAATGGACTCCATGGCAAAGTTTGTGTGACGACGATACACTACCTTGAAGAAGGTGATCTGAGGATTGCCCGTCAGGTATACATCCTGCGCGCCGTAAGCCACTAGCTGCATAAGACCACCGCCCGTCATTTCTGTCTATATATCTTTAGCCAACAAAAAAAATTTGGACGAGCGCGTTTTTCCCGTCCGCATATAATTTCCATTTTTCCTATATAGTAACCTAAAACTCATTGCGTAATGGGAAAAATAATTAGGTCTCCCCTCCTTCTCTTTAATCGAAATGAGCAAGTCGACCAACAATGTGTTTTTTAAAATGAAAAGTTCAAAACGTTCCAATCCGGAGACCCGTGCTATGCTCGATGCCATTCATGCTGAAAAAATTGCGAATTTTAAAAATGAAAAAGAACATGTCAATGAATTGCATCAAAAAATTGCAAAACTTAATAGAGATATTGAATCGTCTACAAGTGACATTATTGCATGGCAACTCGAAAGACAGAGGGATGCACTACTAAAAGAATTGAAGCTCATTGAAACGTCGGATAAAATCAATGACTACTATCTTCGCTCTGGCGATATTTTATTTAATTACTATGAAGCCCAAGAAAAAATACAGAGTGGAGAAAAGCCGACCGGCAGTCAAATAAAAGCGAAACCTGGTTCTATCCTGGCAATTCTAGAGGAAGTTGCCGATGATTCCGCAGCGGATGCTATAACCGATCCTGAGGAGGAGCCAAATAGAAATGTTGGACAAAGAAATGATTTATTAAATCAATATTTGATTCGTGAAGAACCTGAAATGGCCAAACAGGGGATAGATATTGAAGATCCCTGGACGTATTGCGAAGATTGTGGTGCTGAAATGAATATGTGTTTAAATGAAGCTCTACTAATATGTCCTCAATGTGGTTATCAGGATCATATCCTTGTAGACAGTGATAAACCTTCCTATAAGGATCCTCCTAGAGAAAATAGTTACTATGCCTATAAGAAAATTAACCATTTTAACGAACTACTGGCGCAGTTCCAGGCCAAAGAAAATACCGAAATTCCCCAGGAAATATATGATAACATTCTTGTCCAACTCAAAAAGGAACGCATCACAGATATGTCCACACTTACTCCCAAGAAACTCCGTGAAATTCTGCGAAAACTCAAGTGCGCCAAATATTATGAGCATATACCGCACATCATGAATCGCCTCAATGGCCAGAATGCCCCACATATTAGCCGTGAAAATGAAGAGAAATTGCGCCATATGTTCCGTGAAATTCAGCCCAGCTTCGTTAAACACAAACAGAAGGGGCGGCGAAATTTTCTCTCATACTCGTATGTGCTTTACAAATTCTGTGAATTATTAGAAATGGATGAATTTTTGAATTGTTTTCTTCTTCTCAAAAATCGGGATAAGTTATATGCTCAAGATAAAACCTGGCAAAAGATATGCCAAGATATGAACTGGCAATATATACGAACGACCTAAATACATTAAAAAACCATCATGTCTCTATTAAGTTCTAAGGTAGAGCTTAATAGAGGGCTAATACTTACTACTCAAAAGAGTGTTTAGCAAATATGATATGAATTGTTACGACTCATGTCTTGTGTAAAATTCTACACAATAACAATAGTAATTTATAAAATAAACTAAACATTATCAGGCATTAATTTATTTTTATCGAACAATATCATACATAAATGGGATGTATTAAACTAATAGTGTGCACTGGGAAAATGAATTAAGCGGCGGGTTTAACGACGCATGGGGAAACCGACCAGGTTGGCGCCCAGACCGAAGCCTGCGCCCTGGCGCGCCGTAACACCGATGCTCGGGCTGACGGCATCCAAGATGGCAAACACCACTGCAGCCAGCACCGCCAGTGTGGCAACTTCCTCCATAGGTAGAGCCTTCTTCGGGATGTAGATTGCAGCAGCGGCAATCACTAGGCCTTCAATCAGATATTTAATTACGCGATTCACAACCTCAGCCACTCCGTAGTCCATTATATATACTTTCTTTAGATTTTTTTTATTTGACCAGAATAACAAGAATTCTCAGCAATTTGCGTATTTACACATTTGAGTTTTTAGTAGTCTAAAGCACTCAGGCATACCGTAGTAAGAAATGAGTAAGCACGAGAAATTGACGACGGAGGATTTTTTAGACGAGGATCCCGAGATTCCGTCCCAGAAATATGCCCTACTAAGTTTTCTAAGCCCAAACAAAGTATTAGATAAAAAAGAGCTTTTCTTTTTTGAAAAATTCCTAAATCAATTTGAAATTGATTATAAGGTAAAAGGATTTGAACGATTTGTGGCTGATTTAGTTACACATGTGAATCATGAATTAGATGAGAATGCCACAGAGCTTGAAAAGAAAAATATGTTCGAGCAGGCCGAGATTTGCCGTAAGAATCGTGTTCACATTGAGGACTGCATGGACCGTCTGAAGCAGTTTATGACGCGTGAGAGGAAGTCAGTCAATGCTACGACAATTAAACAGGCATATGATGATTTCCTTTATAAGGAGTCTGACCGTCTCGAAGAAGAGTTCCATGCCAAGAATGATTTTACCACAACTATGCGCGGTGTGAAGGTCCGTGGTGTATATTCTACTGCGAAAGAGGCCGAGATGCGTGGTAAGAAACTACAACAGAAGGACAAGTATTTCAATATTTTTATAGGAGAAGTAGGCAAATGGTTGCCTTGGGATCCTGAACCACACAAGGTTCAGGAACAGGAATACGCCGAGGATCAATTGAATACAATCATGAAGAAGTATAAGGAAAATGAGGATAACAAGGAGCGTTTCTTCGATGAACGCCGTAAAGATGAGGTGAATTCGGCGGCCGCCGCTTCACGCTCTGGGAAGAGAGTATTCGGAGCACAGGGGAACGAGACGGAAGTTACAGCAACGGAACTATCAGATGCGATGTTTGAGACGGTCGGGGACTTGGCTCTGGCGCGTAAACAGGCGGCGACCCAGGCAGCACAGGTGACAAATACGGTCGAATCTGAGAATACTGTTGTATCAAGCAACAATTAATAAATGCCAAATAGGATGTGAATAAATTATAAACATAAGCAATCTCTACAAAGTATGGAATGCTTACGTTTGAATTTTTGATTTATTGAATTTAGCTATAATACCCTACGACCTCATTTTTTATCAGCGCTGCATTAATACGGACACAGGATCGCGTAGGGCCATCACAAAATGTTCCCTCAGGACAGACCTGGCCATTCGCGTCGACATTACAAGGCAGGGCCGTATCCCGTGAACGACTATCATATCCGAGAGTAGGGTCCACGTTTATATCCGGAGTTACGCGGACTGATTGACCTGGGCCCATGGGTCCCTGCCCATTTCCCCCAAGGCCGGCATCCGCATATTCAGATTGATAGCCTTCTAAATAGGTCATTGACCACCTACGAAGTAAAGGCAGTAATGCAACTGCCAAGACAAAAAATAAAAATAATAATCCTAGACCAACACCACGACTGACGGCCATCCTACATCTAACCAGTATTTTTTAATAGTCTGTGTTCAATTATGCATTCAGACTTTCATTATGTCCGTCCACAGGAATATTCATTTTTGCCCATGGATCTGGACTGAATGCTGGGGGACGCACTGGTAAATCTGTAACATCAAGGAGTTTCGGAGGGACAGTGGATGCACAATAACCATTTATACATTGTTCGCCTTCTAAACAGGAGGGCAAATCAACACCACAGCGTCTATTTGATAATATTACTGTTGTCGGCATGAATCCCTCTTGCTGACTTGTATTGGGGTAAATGAGTCCATGTAAAAAAACAACCATGGCAACTACAATAACCATGAACCAAAATGCCGACCAGACTCTATCCATTTCTCCTACACTTTGCGTATAGTAATTGGCGGGCCCTTGAGTTTTCTCGCGCCCAATATTTCCCCAATGCCACCGTCCTCGTCATCATCCTTTTCTCTATAATGAGCAGCACTGTGCGCCCATATTTCTGGACTTCCAATTCGGAAATCGCCATGTGTTTCAGCCTTATACCAGAATACACAATCTTCTAATTTATTGGTCGTATTGGTATTATTTATTACCAGGCATTCAAAATTCTGCGTGCACTGGTCCATAACTTGGCAGAAAAACTCGAAGGATGGGAAAGCAGAACCATAATTTTCATATAAACGCTTTCTGTTACTTAGATAAGGCTCTCGTAAAATAAATACGTAATCGACATTGGTTCGGAGAGATGGCATAATACCTAGTGGAAACTGCATAGTGATTAGGAGAAATACTTTCAACCAACGACCATTCATGAATAAATAGCGTATATTTTTATCATGAGTCCAACTATCGTCATACATACAGTCGTCCATTATAAAGAATGTTCGAGGATCGATATTACAAGGCATCCCGAGTTCCTTCATCTTATTCATCTTACTCATCAAAGTCTTCTGACATTTCATAAAACGTTCAAGAATGACAGGATTGTATTCTCCGTGGATAAAAAGAGGAGGCACAATTTTTTTGAAAAATCCATTCGATTCCTCTGTGCCACTTATAACCGTAGCCATAGGCATATCTCGATGATGATATAGCAAATCTTTGACGAGTGTCGTTTTACCTGTTCGTCTACGACCAATAAAAACACAAACGGAATCCTGTTGAATATTTCTCATATCGAATTTTCTAATGTTTATATCGAGTGCCTGTTGTGCCATTTAGTCTATTTTACATAGTAAAATATAGATCTCTTAAACGCGCAATCTATATGTGCGATTATGAGATTGATTGTTAATTCCTGAAAAAAGAAGAATGAAGTCGGTCCTCAAAGAACTTTCACAAAGTTGTTGTCGATGGGCGGATGCGATTGTGTCTGCGGATGTTTCTTCAAACCATCCTTTCCGGGACTTTAAGAATATTCAAACATACTGGCCTGGATTAAATGTCTTCCCCATACCCGAGTATTCTTCCCACTTTGACTGTGAATTGCCTTCTCAATTAAGTGTTTCCAGTTGGCTAGATAGGAAAAGTTCAAGGGTCTGGTCGGCAAATATTTTGGATCACAAAAATGGAACAACATCTGAACGTCTTGTATTTGTTAAAAATTGCCATTTATTGGATCCCGTTGGTATATTAAAAGGAGAATATTGTATACCAAAATGTCCTGTTCTTCCAAATTATAACAAATGTTGGATAAAAACGTATGAAAAAATTCAAAGTAGAGATAATCAGGCCTACATTGATTGTCTCGCCTATTTTCTATTGAGTCGTCTCAGAGAAACGGATATTACTCCTCATTGTATTTACTTTTATGGAGCGCGAGTTGGACTGGCAGGAGAGTATGAATATAAAATAACTGATCAATTTGACAGTTTACGTAATGAAAATTGGTTTTGGAACTCTTTACAAAAGGAACAGGGAAGATTGGAGCTAAATACAGACGATTTAGATAGTTATGGGTTTTTAATTAAAAATCCACATTTAAATAATAATGGACAATATAAATCGGAGTTTGACCAAATAGAGGATATTCATTTGGATGGATCTGACAATTCTCATGATTGTGAACAGGTTTTGGAAAATGTCGATTGTGAGTGTATATCGGAAATCGGAGGAGATGCTATTGTTTTGAAAATTAATAAACGAAATAATTCTGAACAATCTTCGTATATTAGTGATGATGAAGACTGCGGCGAGGATGGAGACGAGAACTGTGACGAGAACTGTGACGAGAACGGAGGCGAAGAGGACGGCGAGGATGGGGACGAGGACTGTGACGAGGACGGAGGCGAAGAGGACGGTGAGGATGAAGAGGAAATAGAAATTACCTTAGTATCACAAAATATACCTGTAATTAGTATTTTACAAGAGAATAATGAAGGTGTTATGGATGATTTCCTAGATGCCGATGAAATAGATGGAATAGTAATTGATACACCCGAGTGGGATAATCTGTGGCTCGCATGGATTTTTCAAGTAGTCGCGTGTCTAAGTGTCCTTCAGAAGGCATTATTATTTACACATAATGATTTACATACTAATAATTTAGTGTGGCGGAAAACCGAACATAGATTTCTATATTATAGGTCAAAAGATGGACGAACCTGGAAGGTGCCAACATATGGGCGTATATTTAGTATCATAGATTTTGGCCGTTCCATTTTTACCTTTAATGATGAAATTTTCATAAGTGATGACCATTGGCCTGGTAACTATGCAGGTGAACAGTATAACTTTGGTCCATTTTTCAATCCTGAAAAACCAGAGATATGTCCGAATCCCAGTTTTGACCTGAGTCGCCTGGCGATTAGTCTCCTGGACGGTCTATTCGAAGAAATACCCCCACCGAAGACAATTAGTAAATCGAAAACAAATAGACTAAAGAAGCAAAATATTCCTATTGAGTCCACAAAGATACTTAGTAAAGAATCGGGCTGGGAAGTTCCTGAGACGGAATCCAAATTATTTAATCTCTTGTGGAGTTGGACCGTGGATTGTGATGGAAAAACAATTTATGTAAATAAAGATTACACAGAGCGTTTTCCAGGTTTTGATTTGTATAAGAAAATAGCGGTATCTATAAAAAATGCTATTCCTAGAGAGCAAATAAATAGAGATGAATTCAAACAATTCTTGATAAAATCCAATGAAAGAATACCTATAAACACGCGCATTTATTCAATCGATTGTTCGGAATAAATTAGCTTATATCTAAATACCTGGCAAAGGCCCTACCTGGAGTTCTAAATCATCCATTTTACTGGCTCCACCGATAGATGCAATCGATTTTGCTGCCGATAGACCGTCTCCAAGAACTTTTGTAGCACTTCCAAGATTTAGAGCAGATATATTTAATTTCTTTGAAATATCTGGAAAAATATCAGGCACGACAGCAGATAATAACCCTATAAATATACTGCCACCCAAAAAGTCTTGAGCCAGTTCTTTTATATTTCTTTCCCGTCCGTGATAGCGATTCGCTGCGTAACTCAATATAGAAAAAAATAGACCACTGATAAATACCCAGGGCAATATGCGCTGAAAGTCCATTTAATTACTATCGCTTAGGAGGAAGTTAGTATTGAAAAATCAGACGCAAACGCATTAATACATCTGATTTTTCATTTTGACTAATAAATTTTAAATATTTATCATTTTAAATTATAGAATGAATACTATTGGAATCATTCTTTTTGTAACATTAATAATATTTATTACTTTATATGGTCTAACAGGATGGATAGGGTATACATCTAGAATACATTCAAAAGTATCTTATCCATACCCTGTTCCCGTATGGTATCCTTCAATGCCTGATGTGTATATACTTGATAGGGGGTGGGACTATCCGACATGGAAATATCCCTGGTATATTGGGGGAAATCGAAATAGTTGGTATGGAGACTGGCGGGGGGACTGGCACGGAGGTGACAAATATCCGGGACATAAACCTCATCCTACTCCTCTCTCTCCTGCCCCAAGTCCCGTGCCTCCTGCTCCAAGTCCCGTGCCACCTGCACCAAGTCCCGTGCCTCCTGCCCCAAGTCCCGTGCCACCTGCTCCAAGTCCCGTGCCACCTGCACCAAGTCCCGTGCCTCCTGCCCCAAGTCCCGTGCCTCCTGCCCCAAGTCCCGTGCCACCTGCCCCAAGTCCTGCGCCAAGTCCTGCGCCAAGTCCCGTGCCACCTGCCCCAAGTCCTGCACCTGGCTCTGAGGGTTTTTGTAATTATCCATTTTAGATAAATAAATATTTCTAAATATTCATTTGCTGTAGCCAAAGAATAAGCGTGCCACAATAGGAGAAGCCAATTTTTTAGTCTTAACTACAAGGTTAATTCCTCATAATCATCCAAACTCATTGGTTCGTCATTATTTTCAAGATTAATAACTTCATTTAAATCTATCTTTTGAGGTGCATCATCTAGAAAATCTAAGCTTAAACTACCCGACCCGTCATCTGATAATGTATCATTAGAATCACGGATTATTTCTGAATTATCAGGATTATTGGGCGAAAATACTGTCACATAATTTGTAAAACTAACTTCCTTCGGATTTTCGGAAATATTAATTATTTGTTGGGTTTCAGGGAGACTTGCAGATGTATTTTCTGTAGAGTTGACCTGCGGTAAAGAAACTACAGGCTCTGCTACGAGCGGTGCAGTAGATTCTGGTAGAGTTTCTAACACGGGTTCAGCAACCGTTTCTTTTACTTTCGCAACTTCGCCCACTTCGCCCACTTCCGCCGCAGTCTGAGGTAAAACATCAGGCACCACTGCCTTTGATTTTAATTCCGTAAGTTTTTCAGTATCATCCTGTCCACTTTCCACTTTATCGTCATCATCATCTTCATTTTCTTCTTGATTAACAAAATCCTTCAATATAGACTTTACAGGAACAAGTGTTCGTATTGCCTGATGAATTCCTTCCACAATTAATAATTCAATTTGTCTGTAATTTTTCTGTTTTTCAATATTTGTAGTATTTTCATTGAAAAGATATGACGAACCCCATAATAATTTGGCTGTCTCGCATAAAACTTTAAAGAGAAAGTGTTCAACCTTAGGCACGGTTATTTGAATTCTCTTATTCTTTGACGTTAAACGTATCGCCGTTAATACTTTCGTATGAGCGATAAAAACCGCCGTCAATAAATCCTCGAGATAATCACAACCGATATTTGTCTGAATAGTGTGTATTTCCGTATTCAGTTTTTCCATATTCCATTCTGGAATATCATTTAAATATGTCTGAAACTGCCATAGTAATTTTCTAGGCTCATTCACCGTAGTTTCTCTGGCCTTTTCAAGTAAAGAAATGAACCATTTAAAATATGCAGGAGTCATAAATAAACACAATTGCTTCGTGTATTCCGAACGGGCATCCGAATAAACGCTGACAAAACTATCCTGTGCGCTACTCATCTCATACATGATTCGTTGTTTTAATCACCTCAATTAACGCAAATAGCCGGTTCCGCTGATACACTTATAATGTATTCCAAAAATGCCCACGGATTTCCATTATGAAATACATAATCCCCATAATCCAATAGCAATTCTGGCTTTTTTCTCAAATACTTTTCAATCAATTTATTTGGATTTAATCCCAATTGTTGTAAATCTTTGACCGGCGTATTTAACAAAAATTGCATATCAATATTCATTTCTCTTTGACGTGTGTCGACCCATTTTTGCCAATCTTCAGGATGGTTCTGTATTAAATCAAAACAATGTTGTATTTTTCGATAGGAGTATTCCCACGGCTCTAAATACATCTTTATTTCCGAATATTTCTCCAATTCTGGAAATTCTCTATTTAGTTCATCCCAGTTGGGCCTAGTCACATTCCAAATAGAATAACGAGACCGAATCGGCTCTTGAAGTTTCGAACCATCTCGACATTCCAAAACAAAACTTACAAATGGCGAATGAGTCTCTGAAATTCTACGTAGAAATGCCTGGGATTCTGGAGTCAAATCATCGGCGCCCTCCAGCCAAATAACGGAATTCTCTGAGCGTTTTGCCCACGTATGAAGAATTTGCCGCCCTTCTCGAAGAGTCCGGTCTTTTCTACAGGGACAATGTAGTAATATTTTCCCCTCCTCCGCCGCCTTTCTTTTAATAAAATAACTTTTCCCGCATCCTGCTGGTCCAGTTACAATAATAGGATTTGAAAAAAAAGATACAGACATGAAATTACTTTATAGGAAATATTATGTGTGTATTTAGATTGTTTGCTAGTATTACAACCAAATTTTTACCCAATCTTCTGTATTTCTCGCTTTCCAATACATTTGCCAGAGTGTCTTAAATGCAATATTATCTTGTATATTGATGTATGAACCACCATATCCATTCTGTGTTAATATATCCTGAGATTCATAGGGACGCGTGCTTAATAGAAATGGAGTAGTAACAGGAAATCCCAGCAAATAACTATAATTTTCTACGAAAGCTTCTGAAAGAATACATGCTCTGGGGCACGAATCTCCAGTGGAATCCATTTATTATTTTGTAGAATCGACAGATATCCCTCAATTTTTTCCAACTAATAACACCCATCCATGGGTGGCGAATTGTTCATTGGTCTAGAATCCTAGTTCCCTGAGTAGCTCACTGTCATGTGCAGCATTCTTATGTAGACTCTGTTGGAGAGGATTATCGTCGACTGCTTGAACCATATCATATGTATTCCGCTCACGACTGACATCCAATTTGAGCGGAACACGATACTCTATCCGACCAATATCACCCACTCCTGGCGTAACCTCGATTGCAGTTCTATTGATTGCATTGGCGCGATCATTAATACTATCTGTGTCAAGTCTCTTGGTAGTCTGATGGATTTCGCCAGTAAATACGGCAAGGCCACCTGAACCAGCAATAGGCTTACGTCCACGAGCAATGACCTCTTTATTTGGATTGGTTCGCATATTGTAAGCAAATTGTGTGTCCATCCCATCCTTAGATGCAGATAAACTGGGCCCAGTCCAGTTATGATTGCTAAGCTGTGATTTCTGAGTAGGACGGGCAATATCATCTGGGTCATATACTTTGAGACGATTCGGCGCCGAGCCCGACGCAGCAATACCAGGACGATCCAAGTAAATTGTAGATTCTTTGACAGTTGTGCGGGCAACATCTTGGGGATCCCACACGGTAATTGCAGGGGCCTTGTCGTCATATAGATTGCCAGTGCCAGCCAGACGAACATTGCCCACGGTTTCTGAGCGCCGAGTAGGCCGCGCATCATCTCCTGGATGTGCCTGAACCAGACCGGTATCAGCCGGCACTAAATTGAGACCCATGACACGCTGTGAAGTCTGGTCGCGCTCATTGGCTTTATTCTCATAACTACTCTTACCATAGTCGGCCTCAGGAGAATCCATATCCTTCGTGTAATATGTTTCCAAGTTCGCATTTCGAAAACCAGCTCCACCATACTGCTGTGTCATCGGATTGCGATACGCCCCAGCAACATAATTTGCTTCATAGTCAGTGCTAACAGGTGTTCCAACCAGTTCACTCGTTGTTTCACTGCGACTTGTAAATGGCATTACTTGGACCGAGCGAGCGGTTTCAGCGATGTATTCACCATTTGTTGTGAATAATCTCTCACCACCCTCATCAATGTAGAATGTATCAGGCTTATATTTACGAACTTCGCCATATGTCTTGGAATCAGGTGCAGTTCCAACGAAGTGTTTGCCTGGCACCATTACACCTTTATAGGTAAGTTGTGGGTTGTCCGCCGTTCGTGTTACATTTGTTTTCATAGCACCACGCATGATTTCGTTCACTTCCATTTGCTGGAATCCACCCTTACCGAGAAATCCATAGTCTTCGCCAATTCCTGAGCCAACATTGACGGGTTCAAAAGGGCGTTCGCCATTTCGCACATTGGGGTCCACAACACGAGATTGGAAAAATTCCGTTTGATTTTCCATGCCGAATGGATTTCCGTAGGGTGCCTGTGCATTCTGGAACATATTCTCAACCTCGCGTTTGGCTATCTGGGTGCTGCCTCCGCCAGTGTAAGCATCTAGGCGACTCTGATTGGCCTGCGCACTGATATTCTGTTTTACTGAGCCACCAAAGAAGGGCTGCATGTTATTGTGTCGGAATTCCTTGGTTGGTATTTTCTGGCCTGAAAGAGGACTCACTACAAAGTCCCCAGCCAGATAATTGGGATTGGTTTCAACACCATCAGACCGTAGTTCAACCATAGGAACATTGCAATCGATCGGCTGCGGCTCAGGCAGATGACTGGATATAGCAGAGCCACCTAGTTTCGCAGAATCCGGAAGCCTTGCAGGTTTTTGTGTGGCATGACCGAAAGCTGAACCATGGGGGCCTGGATTCGGTTCGGATGGATAAATCTGTCCATTCGGATATTGATACATTTGGTCCAGTTCGGGTGAAAATCCGACGGCGGAACCTCCCTTTGGGGTATTTGTCAAGGGGTCTCGGTCCGGACCACAAGCAGCTGGAATAAATCCCTCGACGGTTTTTGCAGCCTGGCCGAGCGTAAAAATACCGCCCCCTCCATCAGCACGGCCACTCATTTTGGGCTGTTTAACATTGACAACTCCTCGATTTTTGCCATTATTGGCGGAGGCTGGCCCACCGCCTAATTTACTGACGGCGAAGCCTAGACCGAGCAAACTGGCGAGCACGGCGACTTCCATCTACCGCTTAGTTGTTAATTTATTTTTATTTATAACTCAATAGGAATATAAAGCATTTCGATTATTTTTGATAAAATGTCAAAGCCAAGCAGTTTCTGCACATTGGCGACTGAAAAATGTAAAGATGAATTATTAGGACTATTATTAAGTCTATCTTGTCATCATCGCGGTGAGCCAATCATTTGTTTATGTGACGATACAACTCACAAATATATCGAGCAGTGCTCGAATTCATGTCCGATCGATTTAAATATTATATGGATTGAATCACTGAACCCCTATAAAGGAAAAAATCGGGCCCAAATGGAAGAGGATAAATCATGGACTGAATTTCAAATGATGAAAACAGTTGCAATTGATCGTGCTCTTGAATTATATCCTGACACATTATTCCTGGATAGCGATATAATAGTTTGTAATGTAATAAATTGTATTGACAATACGAAAGAATTAGGAGTTTCTCCGCATTTTATTAGGAAAAAAGATACGGATAAGTTTGGTTATTATAATGGAGGAGTATTATGGACTAAAAATAAGAATGTTCCAAGTGACTGGCGAAAATATACTGAGACTTCGCGATATTATGACCAGGCCTCAATTGAAGATTTAGCACGCACTTACAGCAAGTTTGAGTTTGACCCAAATTACAACATGAGTTGGTGGAGAATTCAACAGGGCGATGAACCCGCATCCAAAATGGTATCATATTTTTCCATAAATACCTTCCAACAAATAACTTATAAAGGAAATCCACTTGGCTTCATCCATTCACATTTTAATAGAAAAGAGGAGCAGGGTTTCAATAATTTAATCATTTCACTTTTGAAGCAAGCAGGTTCGACTTATTCACGGGAACTTGCTATTATTAGCCGAATTTCCACTGGGAAGTGGAAGATTTATATTCCCAAACAGCCCCAGTTTTACCCATGGGATCACCTAAATGATAGTTTTCGCGAAGAAGTAATACTACTTTATAAGAAGAACTCGGACATAGAATTAGTCTATGATAGCAATAAAAATCTCTACTTGGAACCAAATATTCTTCTGTATGATCGTGATACAATTAATTGGATAGAATGGGAACGTGTAGAAAAAAAAGAAATATTATGTGCTTTTGTGGGAAATTGTAGTAGTGCCGACTTAAATTTACTAAATTCAAAAGGTCTTACCGCATTCCCATGGATTTACTGGCCTCGTAGACCTATGTTACTTGAAAAGCTGATTAAAGATAAAGGCGCAGCAAATAAATCTTGGTCTGAGCGACCCGTCGAAAGTATATTCATTGGAAATATTGAAAATAGTATCCAAGGAAAATATCGTAGCAATATTGATTGGGCAAATGTATTGAGTGAATATCATTGCACACAGGGATCAAAACACAAATTTACTCAACAGGAATATTTAGAGAAAATATCATCTGCAAAGTATGGTTTGGCTTTGCGAGGATATGGTGCGAAATGTCACCGAGAAGTTGAGCTAATGGCACTAGGAACGGTTCCAATCGTAACCCCTGAAGTGTGTGTGGATACGTATATGGAGCCTTTGATAGAGAATGTTCATTTTATTCGTATCAATACACCTGGTGAATTAAAGACCAAATTGGCTTCCATAGATGAAACAACCTGGAAAAAAATGTCTGAATCCTGTAAAGACTGGTATATGAGAAATGTCCATAGTAATAATATGTGGAGGACATTCATGGGGCGCTTTATGAAAATAGATTTTCAAAGCCGTTAGTAAATTGGCTGTTTGGCTGATGGCTGTCGGGCAGCCGTCGGGTCACCTGGATTCAGTGTCTGGTGAATATTACACTGCATATTCTGATGGGTATTGTAGCGCTCTTTATCAAGGTCGCGGCTCGGTATGAAAAAATCAAATGGTGTTTCATAGGTTTCTTGAGGATTGTGAATCAGTGGATACCATCGATTCCAACCTGTAGCACGCAGAGTGCAAGGAGGATCGTCCATACGTGCAAAGGTCATAGGAATTTCCATGTCCTGAGCATCAGAATATTCCCGATTGGTGAAAAAATTCGTATCTGGATTGTACTGGCGGTCTTCACATCGTATGCGACTTCCTATGCGATCCACACCACGCAAATCGGACTCCACGTCTGTCCTCCAGAGACCCGTCGGCCAAGAAGCACCGCTTTGTTGAATACGTGTCGTAACATTGACTGGATAGACAGTAGGGCAGTTGCGAGCCGGAGGATTTAAGTAATAGCGACCAGCGTAAGATGTTATTCGCATGTCATCGGATTGGTGAAAATCGTCGAAACGAGGACGCGTCAGAGCCTGCTGATTTACAGGACAGTAGGTCATTTCCCTACCAAGTCTTTCGTATTATTGTTGCTGTAGATAAAATAATTGCCTCGGAAGGCCCAAGGCTGATCTGTTTAATGTATATGTCCACGAATTGAAAAGCGCTCTCAGACGAAAATCTTTTACATCACAATCAGGTAATCGAAAAAAAATATTAATATTCAACCCTTCGTAATTTATAACTGAAACTCTATACGCGGGCACATTCGCTCTTACATCCGACAATACATTACTCCATACAGGACCATATAGGATGTCAAATTCGCGTTTTCTTTGAATGGCTGCCTGTGTTTGAAAATCGTCGTAAAAATTCAATATTTTTCCTATTAAGTCTCTCGGGAGTGGTTGAAAAGTTTCCATTATAATAGCATTATTTGCTATTATAGAATCTGATTTTTAATAGTTTATCATGATATTATATCATAATAGTATGATATTATATCATAATAGTATGATAGAACAAATTTTGAAACTGAAACTAAAGCTTTCCAAATATTCAGCACAGATTAGTCCCAATGGAGATAATATATTGCAATGAATCAGATATTCCGCGTATTCTGGGTGAAATAGGCAGAGAAGCTTCCCAGAAACGATTAAAAGTCCACGTCATTCCTCAATTTGTTGGAGCAATACACACTGTATTCTGTTTTGGAACATATGAGCTCGACCCGACTCCCAGGACAATTATTCTTCGTCCTCATCCTCCCCCAGCCACTGAATCGTATATTCCAGCTCAGGGTCAAGACGTGCCTGTATCCTCTCAGGAATGTGTCGACGGAACGGCGCCTGGCTAAAAGGCAACACCGAAGCAACCCAACACCAATTTCCGAAATTCTGGGCGAAGTCATAGTCGACTAAATGCTGAGCAAACCAGCGTTCACCCCAGCGCCAGGGAACTCCCAGGCCTTTTACTAAATAGTCGGCAACGACGAGGCGGGCACGATTATGAATAAATCCCTCGGCGAGGAGCTGTTTCATGCCAGCATCTACCAGGTCTTCTCCAGTCTCTCCACGCGTCCAGGCTTCAAAGGCCTGTCGAATTTTGGGGTCAGTGTATGCCGGCCCTGAAGCTTTTTCACGGCGTTTAGGATCGGTATCAGCCTCCGTCCAAAAGTTATAGGGATTTACTCCATAGAGTGTATCAAACGCATAGCAAATATGCCCATAGAAATCCCGCCAATATAATTGTCTTATAAATTCATCGAGATGTTTGTTCGCGGCATCCTTTGCAGTCCAATATACTTCTCGAATACTAATCGTGCCATAATGATTGTGAGCACTGAGACGGCTTGTTTCATGGGCCAGCAGGTCCCGCGTGGTGTCGTATTTTTCGGGTAGATTTTGCAGGAGTTTAAGACCTTCCTGGCGACCTCCATGACGAACGCTGTTTCCTAATCTACTGGCGGGCCCTATGAATCGACGACGAGCATCTGTCAAGGAAATGATTTCTCCTCTCGCTCCACCGCCCAGCTCAGGACCACGTTCCCATACTGTCCGCCTGGGAGCTGGCAAGGGCCTGGCAACTTGTCTCCGTCTAGCCGATTCCCAGAATGGAGTAAATTTCTGAAACATCCGTCCCTGAGCATTGGTCACAGTGCCTGGCGGAGTTAAATAACAATCCTCTGTTAAGTAATATGTAATCGAATTAAGAGCGCATAGGCCTCGTATTTCTTGTTGACGTTTCAGAGCATAAGGAGTATAATCAGCTGTTTCAACGATTCCTACCAAGTCTGGCAATAGTTTTACAATGAGACTCTGTAGTATATCGAGTGTTTGCCCGTAATAAAGTGTCAGAGTATTTGAGGTTTGTTCTTCAAGATCTTGAAGACTTTCTATCATAAATCTCACGGAATTCGCTGATTTATATGGATTTTTCACTGAATCAACTTGTTCGGGTGTAAAAATAAAAATGGGAAGTAAGCGACAATCAGGATATGCTTCTCGGGCTGCCCGAATACCATTGTGATCAGTAGTCCGAAGATCTCTGTGAAAAATTACAATTATTTTTTTTGTCATTTTAGATCTATGAACTATGGTCTATTCTTTACTAAATAGGGGTTTGAAATATTAGATTGTTTTTATATAGCCATCCCAATGGAAAGCATTATATTTATTGGTCTAAAATAATAGCAAAGGCTCGAGCCATACATTCCATTCTTCTTCGGGAACAGCCGCATCTCGCAGAATGCCGCGACCCTCTTCCATCCGCAACTCAATATCCATACCCTCCTGATTGGCAAGCCTGGCCATTCTATCCTGTAGCATTTCTTTACCACTCAAACCGACTTGTATTTCAGGATGGAAACCACATAGAATATTAATAATACGCGAAACTTTTCCTTGAAGACACATGTCGCGACCTTCGTATATTTCATCCAGCATTCGTTTGAAAATCTCCTTTTGTTCTTCTAGTGGGCGTTCCCACGTCCACTGACACACCTTATAAAGTGCGGTCCATGGTTTAATTCCAAATACTTCATCTTCAATATTTACTAGGCCAGAAATATAATTTTTTTCAAGGAGAGGGAACAACTTAGGAAACAGTTCTTTTGATTCTTCACGCTTATAAATATCACTCCATAAGTAAATATACTCAAATAATTTTCGTCCTCCTGGGAGTTTCCCTGATTCGTGTAGAATAGGCCACTTACTTGGACTCCAAGATATTAGCTTCAGAACTTTAATACTATCTGTTACACTTTTATTCACACTTTCCCTATGAACACTCTGAGGATCATTTGAAATAGATGGCAAATTACTGAGAGGAGGAGGCAGAGGTGGCGGCAAGATTGCGTTATTTAATACCTCTTGTTGTGGAATAACATTCAAACCGTTATAATTTAGAGGTCGTCGCATCGCTGCCCGAAGACGTTGTTGCATTGCTTCACGAAGTAATGTATGTTCATTTTCACGCTGTTCAGGTGTTAGTCTTCGAGGCGGCAACTCTATTTGTGTAGGTTCTCCCAAAACTTCATAGTGGAGTTGTAATGTTTCAATTGGAAAATTTGTGTTCCCGATTCCCATTTTCCAGCAATCTCGCAGGAAGGGCATGACCTCTCCAAATATATACTGACGTGTCTGTTCATTGGGGAGGGCATGACTAAATTGGGGATATAGACGTAGATTAGTATCAAAATACGAATTACGAATCCGAGAACATATTGAGGCTAGATTTGGCCCATTTGTATCATCACCATTTGGTCGAATATTTAAATTATGTGCCGAACAATAGTCGCCCTCTCGAGAAGGATGCCGACAGCGGCGAAGTTCACGAGTCAATGCCTTACACATTTCTACTTAGTGTATAATCACTTAATATTAGATTAAAACATAACTTATATTCGAGTCAAAACGTAAGGGATGTGTCAATTTTTTCAAGTCTGGGATTTCTCCTGGCATATACAAAATCATAGAAAATACTGAAGAGATACCGATGAAAACTTAGTATTTCTCGGGCTGCCGACAGACCTCGCTTACCATCGGTGCTGGTCCCTGAATTCCTGGATAGGCCCACATCTGATAGGCGGGCAAATGCCGCGGGCGAACATCTATGGTCAAGTCTATCTTTGTATTTTTCCGTAATATTTGTCCCGACGCCACACTTGCCACAGTAGGCGCCTGATATTGTCTCCACGGAGCAAATGTATTCGGAATATTAATTCCTCTCAAATCAGACTCCAAATCCACCATGTTTCCTGCAATCAAGCTCGCCTCATTACCTCCTATCAAGCCTAGAACATGTCGCTTCGGTTCAACATGAATATATTGACTTGGTAGGAAATCATAGGCCTGCGGATTTTCCTTGCGCTCGTCTAAACGTCTCGACTCCAATTCTATCGGAACACCCAACACTTTGATTGGGCTTTGAATAGGCGGTTGAAACGCCTCACTAATAGCGCTCATCTACCTGAATAGGGGTGAAAATATGAGGCAAAAGCGCAGATAATAATTTTAGTATTAGTCGAGAATAATACATTTATCCATAAAATAGTTGTATTATTCAATAAAATCATCATAATTTTTCTAGCAATTGACATCACGTAAGTAGGACCGAGACGGTAATCCTCCTCTCACCCATCCAGACGCAGCCACTTCTTGGACAAGATTTTGAGGGTCCTGAACATTCTTTGATAACAGAGGAATCATAGGGGTATACTGCTGGTCGAAGAACTGCTCCGTCACAGTCCCGCATTCCTTACCCATGCGCACTTGCTCGGAGTGTAGCAAGAATGATTCTACATCCTGGTTACCTCGTCCGCCCGCCATATACGGAACTGTCAGGAACGGGCGTGCCTGTGACCGAGTTAGGCAGCGATTATTTTTGAAACCTGGCTGAAGACGCTGAATGCTGTCCGCATCAATCTGTGCATTATTCCAACCGTAACCTTCACGCGGATAGATAAGTAATTGTTCGACGGCCAGAGGATTTACACCGGACGCCTTTGGAACTAAATTCGTTGTAATGTAGCGTCCTGGCCCAATACTCTGAGAATAATAGGATTGAATACCACATAAATCATCTCGGGAATGCGTCATTCGGTTGATATCCATCTCTTTGTAGTCAGGGACGGAGCCTTTACCTGTCTGGTGACAATAAAAAACCAAATAATTTTATAGAAATGAGTCGCCTCTACCGCAGTCACCGCGATAGGAATGAAGCCGCAGCGCCATCTCTTGCGAAAAAACTATGCTCATGTATAAAGAAAGTCCGTAAAACAGTAAAACTCCGCAAAAGTCTAGGTAGAACTGTCTCGAGTGCAGCCGCTCGTGAACAGGCTGCCATTGGAATTTGTGTCAAATCCGTCGTTCAGCGGAAAGAACAACGTCGCACTCTACGCCGCTTCACATGTCGTAATAAAAAACCCAGGCTAATTACTCAGAATCCCCTATGAAGCCACTAAAATTCCTGATTTAGCCAAGTAATAGGTCCGCCATCCGTGCCTGGCAGACACGCGGTGCATCCTCCCTCTTTACACGTCTTCCCTGGTATCTTATATAGCCATTCCTGGTAACTCTTCTGGTCATTCGGAACACTTGTGACGGGCTGGGAGACAAACTGGCGCTGACTCTGGTTTCTTCCAAAAACATCCGTGGGGTCACTGAACCATTGAACTCGGAAAAAATCATCGAGAGTAGACTTAACGAGGGGATCTGTTACTGGAGCAGCTGCTGGACGAGTAGGGTTATATTTGTATTCATCCAATAATATGTTCATGAATGGATTGCGAGCTGCTGGCTGGGCGTAATCCGGAATAGCTCGGAAGGCTTGATAGGGTGCCGCTCCAATTCCTGATGTCGGTAATTCGTCACCGTTTCCAATCATATTTTCGTATCCCTCTACCTTATCCTGTGGGTGTTTTTGTTTTTCAGAATGATCTATAGGGCCAATATCAACCTGATCGTAGCCGCGTGCGTTGGCCTGGGATTGTATCCAGGCCTGAGTTTGTTTTGCCAGGGCTTTCATGGCATCATTCTGTTCCTTCGCTTTTTCGCCCGCCGTTTTCGGTGTCTTTTCTTCCACAGTCCGCTCTCTTTTAGTATTATCGCTCTCAACTACATCAATACTTGGCAGAGTCTTCCAACGCCCTGTTACTTGTGTTTCTTTCCAAAGTGCTGACTTATTTAATAGAATTACACTACCAAAAACAACCACCACACTAACAACCACAGGAACTATTACGATTCCATATCCAACTGCCATGAAAACCATGCTGGCAATAGTAGCAAATATCGCTAGCCGGGCAATAAAATTCCATATCTGGTTCTTACAGGCGCCACAATATTTGAAGTTAAAATTGCGAAATATTATCAGAGGATCCTTCCAAAAAGGAGTTTCACATAATATTTTTTGTTCAACTACTTGATCCATCTTAGTAGATGGAATTCCCTATTTAGTAGTTATTTTACTTTTTTGTTTTTCCACTGTTCACTTTCTTGGAATTCTTAGAATTATTTCTATTTCCTGTTGATTCGATTTGATGAACCAAATCATCAATAGATGGCACAGATACTACATTTTGTCCTGGATATGCTGAGCCTGGAGAGGCAGCTGCAGCAGCCGCTGCTGCGAGAGCAGCATCCTTCGCCTCCTTTTTCTTCTGAAGGCGGGCCTTCACCGCCGCCATTCTTGCCGAACCTTCTTTTCCTGCCTTGCGAGCAATCTCCATGTCTTCCATTCCAAAAGCAGACTTCAATCCTTCCATCATTGCTACGAAGTCAGTATTCTCGGCAAACTCTTTCATTAGCTCTTCTGCCTCACGGGCAATTTCATTTGCCTTAATTTGCCCTGATGCGACTTTCTGTTGGAGTTGTCGCCCGATTCTTTGAAACGTATTTTGTAGAACTTGTGGATTTCGGGAAAAAACTTCCATCATAAGTTCTAATGCTCGTGACGGCGATTCCTCCAATTGTTGAAGCATTTGAGGGGTTAGTCCTAAATCTTCAGGACGAATATCCCTTACCAATTCCTCGGCTAGTTTGGCCAAATGCCCGTGGAGAAAACGCTCGGGCAATTTCGGAAATCCATTCCCAAAAAAAGACGACGCCGTTCCAGCGCCCTTATCCTCACCCTCGCCCTCGCCCTCGCCCTCCACAGTAGCCTCTGCTGTGCCACCTGTGTCAGCCTCGGAAGTGCCATTTGTTTTTTTTGTAAATTTATTCATAAAATGCTGTAAAGTTTCTGTCAATTTCGTAAATTCAACATTGTTAACATATTCTTCCATAAATTTCTGCCATTGCTCCTGCGCGGCCTCAAAGGATTCTCCGCCTTCGAAAAAAGCACACATTCCCAAAATACGAATGTATTCACATATGGCACTTTGTGTCTGACTTGATAGAGATTGCCACAATGTCGAATCTACAGGAATACCTGGCAGAAATGCGGTCGGCATTACAGACAACCCATGGCCTGCAGCCGCAGCCACCTGACCATCGCTACGAAGTTTCGCCAGAGCCTCACTGAAAAACTTCATAAGAGTATTGTGATCTGCATTTCGAACACTGTTAATTTGCGCCACATACTCGGGAAATGTCTCCGCCAATTCGTCACAATACGCCAATAACTGAACAGAGAAAGGACTAGTGCTGGTTTTTTCGCTGTTGCTATGCTTATCGTCGCCACTCATCTGCCACTCCATATCTAGTTTCTTTACGTTCTTTTACACTCTAAAAACGCGCACCTCGTGCCTTCTCGCACAGAATACACAGCACTTTCAAATAATTCCAAATACCACGGCGATTCGACTCCGTCAATCCATCCCAGTGTTTATCAAAAATCACAAGGGCAGGCATAACCTCATTGAATTCTTTCTGAATTTTATTTCGGGCCTTTACCTGAATAAATTCCAAGTTCTCTTTTTGAATAGCATCTCCAAACTCCGTATAGATATGATTATAGAATAAATCAAGAATGAGCCTCGGATTAATTCTCTTCGCACCCTTGATAGCCTCGAGCGCAGATTTCACATCTCGCTCCTCGGGAAACACCAGAACTAGCTCCTCAAAAAAGCCAACAAGTTGGGCGTTAAAGGCCGATAGGGCAGAAGAGGCAATATTCGATGACATTTTCTATTAAGTCCTATGCGCACCTTAATAGAAAGTATTCATAAATCTTTAGACCTTTTTGGCAATTTACTGTCTACGTGGCATTTGTGGTATTCCATTGTTACGCTCTCTCTGATAGGCCTCCATTTGGGCGTCGAACATTTTTTCCTTTTTAGAGCGGTGGTCACCCTGAGATTCCGACCCGCCCATTTGAAATTGCTGACCTTCTCGTGTGCCCTGTGCTGCAGAGCCAGCCAGGAATGAAAAATTATGGCTCATCGGATGAGTCTCGGAGTCGTCGACCATACTGAAAGCATCGTCGTATATTCCCCCCATCTCTCCAAAAGCAAACGGAGCAGGTTCTCCAGGATCTTCTCCGCCAGGTTGAGCCCCAGTTACAGAGGCATGTCCGGAACGTCCATCTTTGAGTTTTCTTTCGTAGAGCCAATTCATGACATCCGCATCTGTTCTCGGTTCTGGTTCACCCGCTATCACCAACGTCGGAACCTTTTTCAACCACTGCGGCAAAGGTCCCCTTTGTGGATTCGGATCTACATTCATAAAACGGAACTCTGACTTATACGGGGTCAAAGACAACTCTGTTATGAATGCCTTACACCATTCACATTTTGTTGAATAAAAACAAATATGAATTGCTTGTTGCTGAGGATTATGACCTGGTCTGCTCATCGGACTATTCTATAAAGTCACTTTCCTCCCTAACGACTAATATTAAACTTCAGTCAGGATTTGTTCCACACTTTCGAAAGTTACCATCACTCAAATCGATCCAAAAATTTGAAAATCACGTCATTCGGAAAATACCTAAACAGAAATCGAACTTAATTAAAAAGAGCTGCGAGTCCACGAGTCCAATAGCTCGCGACTTTGACACGACCGAAAGTAGAAAGAATGCCTGTTCAATTTACAAATATTGACAAACCTAATTTCTTGACGTATAAATTCCGAATGTCTCCAACACATGTGACCTACGCAAATACGCTTCGTAGACTAATAATGACAGGAGTTGAATCCGTCGGATTTCGCGCCGATATGACTTCGGAAGGAACCACAACCGATGTCACTATCATTCAAAATGATACGCCAATGACGAATGAAATGCTGGCTCATCGTGTAGGACTAATTCCTCTTGCGGTCCAGGAACCACTAAAGTGGAATCCAGCTGGATATACATTCAAACTCAGCAAAACAGGTTCTCAAGATAATGCGGTAGATGTTACAACTGCCGATTTCGAAATCTATGAAACTCAGGAAGTCGGGCAGGAGACCATCGAACCTCGCAAAATCCCGACAGATACTTTCTTCAAACCGGACCCAATTTCAGGAGACCATGTATTAATTACACGTCTCCAGCCAACTGGCACAGATACTCCACAGAGAGTTGAAATCGTCGCCAAGGCGAGTCTGGGGGTTGGTCGTGAAAATGCGCGATTCATTCCCGTCACACAGTGTTCCTATGAATATACCCGTGACTCTAACCCAGCACGTATTGCACAGAATTTCGAACGCTGGCTGATTACAATGAAAAAAGTTGTTCCTGGCTCCATCGAAAAGAGTTCCGAGAGATACAAGGCCCTCGAACGAGAATTCAATACGATGGAAATCGCGCGGACTTTTCTACAAGACGAAGCTGGAGAGCCATACAGTTTCGATTTTACGATTGAAACGGCGGGTGTTCTTCCCATTCCCTATATAGTCCAGCGTGCCTGTGAAGTCGGCGAGGCCATGGCGACACGATTCGTGAATATCGGAACTGCGGGCGAGAATCATCCTACAGACCTTGCTATTTATCCCACGCCACCCAGTGATGCCAAGATGCTTTCATTTGACTTCCTATTCAGTAATCAAGACCATACTCTTGGAAATCTCCTACAAACTTGGATTTGTATGAATATGATGGATGGTGGGCAAGTCACATATTGCGGTTATAAAATTCCGCATCCTCTTCGCGACGAAATGCTCCTCCGCATTGCTGTAAAGGACAATGATGAAAAAACAGCCCGTGACGTAGTGGCGCAGGCATGCCGTGGATGCGTTGCACTCTTTCGTGAAATGCGCGAAGCCTGGATTGTGGGCTTGATGGGGGGTGCAGCGGGAACAGCAGCGGCAGCGGCTCCGTCCAAGGCCCGCCCCAATGGCTCCCGAGTTCCGAAGGGGACTCCTGTGCGAATCCGCCCAGCTGCAACGGCCGCACCATAGATTACTTTATAATATGCACATCCATAGGCGATAAATTCCATGTCAGATAGACAAAATCGAATAATTTTGGCCAACTATTATTAATAACAACAATACGACTATTTGGCTGTCGTTGAAAATTACTTTCTTTTATACGTTGACAATTAAAATCTCCTAATTGGTCTGGAATACAGTGATAAAAACGAAATTTATTAAAATTCATTTTGTTTTTATTTAGTTTTTATTACTATTACTAATTTCTATTTGTATATTGAAATGAAACTATTTCAATTTTCACCCTTGGACTACAGATAATTCAGATTCCGTCACAACCGTCGCCACAGGAGCAGATACTTTACCTTCAATTCGACGAATAATGTAATTCAGACGCTGCCACGGCATATTTCCTATATAGTCCCGCACTTCCTTCATACGCACGAACCACTTTTTAGGTTTCAGTGTATTGATATATAGACCATGAAGAGAAAATACATGAGGACGATAAAAATCAATGGCAGCCTCCAATTTCTTATTATGTTTAATATGAACTGCCTGGTATTCACCGTATAGTTCTCGGTAAATACGTCCTAGGATTTTATTCAATTCCAAAAATCGTTCCAAATCCTCTGGAAAATATTTGATATATTCCGCAACAACTTTCGAATTTTCCCTCACAAGCCAAAGCAGTCGAACATCCCTATTCGGCTCCTGACGCCAATTCCGCAGACGCGTATAGGCCGTCTGAACAAACTTTAGACGATTTCCATCGGGCATTCGAACGACCAGCCCCTGCCAAGTAGGACCATATGTGCTTCCCAGGGTATTCATGAGACTGGTAACTGAATCCACCGTCTTTTCACTTTCATACTTTACAGGGAGTTGCCAGAATGAAGAAGGCCGCTGAATAACTGTAATATTCTTCTCAGAATCAACCCAGCCCTCATGGACTAGAGTCAAATTCGCACTTTTTACGTCCTCCACAATACGATTCTGGGGATGTGCCAAGACGAAACTCCAAAATCTCGCTTTTTCACCTGCTCCCAGTGAAAATACATCGGCGCTCAGAGTTTTTCCTTTGGCCTCTAGTGCATCCATGAAAAGATCCCTGAATGTCCGCTCAGAGTAAAATGTTCCGGTTGCTCCAAGACTTGAACGAGTCGTAATCTGAGGAACAGTATGAGCGGCAGTAACAAAGACATTTACCATCGTCCCCTCTACAAAGTCCTCAATCATACCGTTAGAAATGTCTGTAAATTCATTTGCAACTTCCCAGGCACGCGGCGGTGCTACACATACAGGAGTATAATATTCCATTTCAGAATGTTCACTTTTCTCCCATACAACGGATCTATACCACGCAAGTCTTTCTCCAACATCCTGACTCTTATTTGACAATTTCGTGAGCAAAAAACTTGGATTCAAAGGGAAATGTTTTACTTCAATAACATCCTTTTCAGCACAAACTGTATCCCAATTTAATTTGAAATTTGGCATTCTTACTTTATAGAAAGTGTCGAGTGTTTAGATTGTCAGGGATAATTTTAGGCATCAAAAGTAAGGCAGAGCCCGCTGTTCTAAATTGACATGGATTTATTAAATCTTCCAGAGGGCGATGAAAGTCCCGTTGAATTACAGCCAACAGAGGAAGAGGTGGCGAACGTTGAAAATGTTGCCAATGCAGTTGTGGAGGCATCTGAGGGAGATTTGGATCCACGTCTTTTTCTAGAATTAGGTGACCAAGTATGGATAGATAGCACAAAATACGGTGGGCCAGTTATAGGACATATCTATTTTCGTGAAACAGACTTAATACGAGTCATGCCGAATGGTATTAATAACAGACTCTACGATTTTCCGAGAGTTATTACGGAAGATACTGATACTTTTGATGAAGACCTCGGTGTTCGCGTGGCCTATGTTATTAAAAAACGCCCCTTTGAACGTTTTGTAGAACTTCAGGATCTTCAGGTGGGACAGACTTTTCAGGGCGCATCTGCTGATGGAGAACCTGTTGGGAATTATCGAATAGTTGCAATAGATTTAGAGAAGGATTCCGCCCTTATAGAGGATGAAGGTGGCGCTCAGACAGAATTAGCGTTTGAATTTGCCGGTATTCCTCGCGATGCTCCATTTGAAATTATACAAATCACGGGTTTTGCTGGAGCTATAAAGGAGGGAGATGTGGCGGCAACAACCGCAGTTCGCGATAAGGCATTTCTGGCTCCTGGTGATATTCGCCCTGAAGCGATTGAGGGAAACTTCGTAGAAGATGAAGTCGAAGTTCCGCTCAGTCAGGCAGGTGAGGCTGCGGAGGCCGCCGCGAATGCTGCCGAAACCGCAGCGGCAGCGCCCAAGTTTCAAATAGAATTCATTGGCTCATTTGAAGTGCCAGTTTTTGAGGCGACGGAGGAATTGAAATTATCCGAGCGCATCTATCCAGACTCCATACAAAAAATCGATGCGCTGAATGATTTACTGAATCTGCTCGATCCCCAGGAGCAGAAAAGTATTATCCTACAAAGATCTATTCGTATTTTGATGGAGACCCTTTTTAATTTGAAGCAGCAGACAATCTCACTTTCACCAGATGGGCGAATACGTGGTGTCAAAAAAGTATCAGCCAGATTTCTCAGTGACCTATTCCATCTCGGTAAAGTTCCGATGGGTCGTCCCGTTTTAAATGTAGCACTTAAACTTATCTTTTCAGATACTGTCGACTATTTCTTACAAAGTGACGAAATTCCCAAGAAAACGGAAGACTATTACTCCGAATTACTTAGTGACTTTATAGAAAAGGCCGACGAATATCAAACACAGGCGCAGGATGGCCAAGTGGCTGAACCCGGTTCCCCTGCTTTCTTCAAAAATCTTGCGACCTACATCCTACAGAGTCTAGACGCCACTCGGGCTAATACACAGTCATCTCCCATATATGAAACCAGACAAGATGGAGACTATTTTCGAAGAGATATACCTGACCGCGTCGACCTGCCTATTCAGGGTCTTTCACGAGGTAGCTTCGTTATGAAAAAACCTGAAAAAGGTCAACGCGCTGTGACTGGACGGGATACCCTTTATGAAGCCGTCGGTCCCGCGGAAATAGCATTTTCTCTGCGAAGAACACTCGGCAGCACACTTCGTAAAGACGTCGATAATATTGGAAAACTGGGCTATCCCGCCAGTGTTTTATTGCCAGCGGAGCGCGCCACTGTTAGTAATTTCATACTAATGCCAATAGATGAAACGTCGTCTCTGGGAGCAACTCGAACAGGAAGTCTGGCAACGGACATAGCAAATTCGAGAGAGCAGCGAAAAATTATGTCAGAAATCTTGGCGAAATATGGTGATCCTACAAATACACCAAGTGCAAATGGATTTATTTTGTTAAATCCTGAATCAGCATCTATGGGTGATAATCTGACTAATATTCCTCTCTCAGATTATTTACGACCGCAGAAATTATCTGGATTTGGCCTGGGAGATTTCCGCCCCTTCCTGGCAAATCTCGGGTTAGATACTCTTGAATACACGCAAGACTTAATAGAAGTATTAGGGGAGAAAATAACCAAAACTCAGAATTCCTTGCTGGCAATATTGAATGCTATGCGCGAGGCTATTTCGCAGAAAGAGGGCGAGGTAGCTGCTGCGGCTGGCACCGAGGGCACAGAAGGAGACAATTCGAAAGTCAATATATATAAAAATCTGGAAGTATTAACCGAATCCGCACGTGAATCTCTCGACAATTCTATAAGAAAAGAGCCTATTCTAGTGGATGCCCTTGAGCAGTTCAAGAAAATCAATCCGACTCTATCAGAATCTAGTCTGGCCGAATTTACCTATCTTGTTAAAAATTTTGGCGATTATCTCTATGCTGCTCTGGGTGAACAGGCCACACAAGTTGCTAGGGAAAGACTGCGTGCTACCAGGGAGATATTTCTTGGGGTAATAGAGGCTAGTCGTAGAGAGAAGCTCAAAATTAGCCAGGCCGGTCAAGTCCCTGAGCCGAATCGCTGTGAACATGTGGCGAAACTCAATACAGTGCGTAAAATCCGCGATGATCAGGAGCGTTTTATACTCCTGGCAAAACTTCTCACAAAATACCAGGGACTTCGTTCAGGTAACTACATAGAGTGCTCCATTTGTAATGAGCATCTCATGTGTGTTCATGAGCGTCTGGCTATTCAGGCGTTCTTAAATCCGAGGGAACGTGACCAAATCCAGAAAGAAATCTATCTTAATTTTTCTGGAGGGCAGTTCCAAGGAAAATTTATATGTCGAAATTGCGGCCAGCCTTTGTCGGAAATCCCCTATGACCAGAATATCGAGTTCGATGATGAAGGACGGCCAATGATGGGACGTGCTGTAATGGACACGACTGGCGGCGCAGGGCCCGTTGGAGAGGACGCAGAGCGATTACTGGAATTGGCCCTGGGAGCTCAGATAGGTTCGGTGGCCGAAATTTCATTTGCAGATCCTATCGATGATGAAATCTACAAGACTGTTAAAGAAATTGCGGACCGTCTGGGAGTTCCTCTCGATCAACCTGGCTATAAACGCACCATGGAATCTATTAAGGGGATTATTGGTAAGTTGCCGAGTGCTGCCAAGTATGCTGAAATGAAATCAAAGTTAGATGCAGCAAGAAAGGCAAGAACACCAGATTATGCAGTCTATCGTGCCCAGAATTTAGTAATAACCACAGGTGCCATGCTGCTCGTTGAAATTCAGACACATATCCCCGATTATGTCATCAGACACTCAATAGTAGGTTGCCAGGCCAGTTTTGAAGGATATCCAATTGGGGCGGCTGAAAATAAATTGGGCGTAAATTACATGGCCTGCGCCATCGCATCCATTCGAAAAGATCAGTCGCCCTGGCGGGACACAACTTTTATGAAGGAGAAAAACCAGACGGCTCTACAGACAAAAATAGCCATAAATATAATAAATCTCCTCGATAAAACTCTACCAACACTTCCTATCTTAAGTCTTGCTCTCGCAGACAAGAGAAAATATATTGAAACCATTACAGGACGTGACCCTAGCAAGAGGATCCGAGATGAAGTCGGAAAAAATTTCTTGCCACTTCTTGAAAACATAACTCTGGAGGAGGCTGCCGCTAAAGCCGTCGTGGCCGACGCAGCAACGGAAGTTCAGAAAGTCCAGGCGTGGATTCGCTCAGCCCATGCACTAGCTCGTAGCACAGCGGTGCTAATGATTGGTTCACCCTATTTAGAAACGACCTGCTGTCTATCCAACATTTCGTCGCCATTCTATTTTTTCACCCAAAGTCAGGAAAAGTTTCCAGTCCTGGCACCCAGGGCACTTCAGCCACTTACACGAAATAAATTTCTACAGGTTCATTTTGAACCGCGCAGATTTGCTGAGATAGCGGTTGCTCCTCAAAAGGAGCTGAATTATCGTCTTTTCCTATCTGTCTGCTTTCGCGGACCTCGCAAAGGTTTGCCACATGAAATCGGTTTGACGAACATTTGCCGCTGGTGTAGTTTCCAGTTCCCAGGCTATCCCAAAGATATCAGAACGGATGTCGAGGGGCTTCAAGCACTAGAAAAGCAGGGTGTTGATACGAACACATCCGAATTCCAGGGTCTTCTGGATAGTATACACTTAGCGTATTCCACAGAGCCCTATAAAGCTCCTGTTATTCTAGGACGTGATGAAATACTAAATAAAATCAGTAATTTGACTCCTCCGCCAGTTATTAGTGGGGCGGAAACTGATAGAGACTGGAAGACTCTCAGCCAGGATACTTTCCGCACTCTAGTTTCTCTTGGAAATGCTACACGCGAGCAGCGAGTAGTTGCTCTGGGAGATTTGAGTCAGAAAGCCGATGAAGTGAAGACGGCGGTTATCACGCGTTTGCCGAGTGTGCTGGATAGGAGTATTATGGAGGACATAGTTGGACAGAGTTGGATAAATTTTATTAATATACTTGAATCGTATTTTATAATAAATTCCAATAAAATCGTCGAGAATAACGATTTGGCTATTGTTCCATTCTATTCAGTCCCCAAGACATACGAGTTGAGTTATGAGCATAAAAAGACGGTTATAGACAGCATTTTGAAACCCGAGATTAAAATTGTAACAAATCTGATCGAAGCACTAAAGCCCAAGGATGATAAAAAGAAGGGTAAATCAGGTCTTGGAGATTTTGTTCGCGGTAAGCTGGGATATTATATTAAGCAATTGAAGGCAATTTATGAATTACTCGACAAAATTCGCCCTGGAGTTTTACCTGGTGGCGCAGATACTTTGAAATACTTGAAAGAAATAATGTGGTATGGACCTCTAGCCTATTTATTGAATCCTGATGTCTATCCTTCTCCTACACAGGAGTCTGGGGTGACTGTAGTGGCACCTGACGGGTCTGTATATGGTTCTGGTGGACTTTTATTGATGAATTTTATTCACCTGTTATTACTAAAATATAATGTTGAGAAATTATCATATGATGATAAGAAAATAAGGGACTTGATTGAGGTTCGTAATGAGAAAGAGCGACAGAATATTATTAAAGAATTTGACGATCTCGATGAAGAGATGCGTGGAGTTGAATTAACCAAGAAACATTTGGGAATAGGTAAGTGGGCATTCGGTGCGAGCAAAGCAGTTTATGCGTATGACCCTGAGCAGTGGGACCGTGAAAGAAAAGAGAGAGAGAAGGCCGGTATATCGGACTTTCCTGGTATTGGTCCCGACGGAGAAGCGGGGGCCATCGCAATGGCCGCGGCTGGCGAGGAGATGCGAATGTTTAGTGCTGAGGGTATTTTTGGAAATAGTGAGTTTTATGATGATGTGAATGGTGGTTACGACAATGCCGAAATAGACGGAGAGCAGTAGAAAGTATGAAAATGATACGCGACAATGTAGTAATATAATATTTGATAGGAACTGAATAGAGAATGAGACTCCTTCTTTATTCAGGTGTCTTGTATTTGGCAGGTATAGCACTGGTCCTGACTTTGAGACCAGAATTTATGTTTCATTCCGATGGCACTTGGAAGGAATTTGGAATTGGCAGAAATCCTGATCGTTATACGTGGTTCCCATTCTGGATTTTTGCGCTGGTGTGGGCCATAGTAAGTTATATTTTGATAGTATTTTTGGCCAGTTTTAATCTTTTACCAGGTATTGAGGTGCTTAATGACGGAACGCTCGTTAATAATGCGAACATTTCGGGTCTTGTATATTCATCTGGGGACGATGCCGCAACTACAGAGGAAATGAGAGCAGTGGCGGAAGAGATGGTGGAAGTGCCACTTAAATCTCCTGAAGTCGCGCCTGTAATCATGGATTTGAATGAGACAAATGGCAGTGTTCGTAATCAAATTCGCGCTCGGGTTACGAACACAGCTACGGCACCGTCAGTATCGAGAAATCGAGTAGCGCCCACTCTGAATCTCAGAAACGGATATTATCTATTAAATGCGGAGGCTACTCGGCGTTCGGGAATTCCTAAGTATATTTATTTGGGCCCAGAGCAGCCCAAGGTAATGTATCATTAGGTCACTTTATTAATACAATACACGTAATAGACTAGCATGTAATTGATATATTACTGGCAAATACCTGACCGAATAACACGGCAAAGAACAGATAGTAGGCATAACTTATTCCCAAGACTGCAGGAGATTGTGCTTCAAGGGCTTGGAGACTGCTCTGGCGAATATCTACCAGGTGAGGACTGGTGAAATTTGTATTATTAACTCGGCCAAAATTTCGTAGGGTAGCAAAATTCTGACTCACAAGGAGTGGAGCAAAAGCGGAAGCGATCGGAACACGCAGCCAAGATAAACTGGCAAGTCCCAAGAATACAATACTGGCAACTGGGGTCATCAGACCTCCAAGAAAGGCATTACCAGGATTTATTTGGCCACAGTTGATTGTTTGGGATGCCAAGGCTAGTAATGAACTTGCTATATAGAGGGTTACAGGAGTGCCGACCCATAAAATTACCCAAAAATTAGGAATTTGCGATTTGAATAAAAAGAGGGCAAAAACCGCAAAGGCCGTAGCTATTGCAAATACAGTGCTAATACTATATGTCCCTTGTGTGCCCTGTGTATCTGACTTGGTTGATTTCTCGACCATTTCCTACTAAGTTTTTTAATAAATAATATGAACTTGATAGCACGGCTCTAGCCTTCCAGTGGATATTCCGCAAGAGTGCCCGAATTTTTATCGCAATCAACCTTTTCAGCATTATATGAGTAACAAATACCATTCACATCTCTGTAAGTAGTATTTTTCACATTTTCAGGCGTAGGATATCTATATACGATTTTTGAATCGGGACGCATGACATAAATTCCAATAAATCCTAGTATAAGGCCAATGATGAATGGCACAATTCTAAAATGATTAAACATTTTTGTTAGTTCAGAATACTATACTTCTAATAATATCAATAAAATATGAGAACATCATGTAGGGAATAGGTCTAAAATAAATGTTATCTGATGTTCTAAAAAGTGAATCTTTTTCTATTGCTTTTAGTTTTTTAATAGGTGTTGGTATATGGGCAATTCTCAGACCTGTCTGTAAAGGAAATGATTGCTCCACAATAAAAGCACCGCCTTTAAAGGATTTTGATGGTAAAACATTTCGTTTGAATGGAGCTTGCTATAAATTTACGGCAAAAACAAAAGAATGTCCCGTAGAAGGATATATTGAACCTTTTTACATTAATCAATTAGAAAACTCACGTGATCATTTTGAAAAAATTCAGATAAATGGGGTATCATATAGCTTGGGAACATTTGCTGAGCGCGCCTGAAGGAGCGCGCAGAAGCGTCTGTTTACGACACGTGCATGCCGCTGAGCGCACTTGAAGGGGAGAACGCGCACATAGCAAGTGTGATTAAATAATTACTAGAATTTTTCATAAAAGAAGGAGATGGCTTCTGCCGGCACACTATTAAGTGATCTGGATAAAAAATCTACGGCTCCAGAGGATCAGCAATTTGTGAACAGAATTTTAGCAGAGATGAATCAGTCAAGTGGTGGTTTCCCGTCCGGGCCAGGACAAATAATCAATTCACCGAATCCCAATACGACAGCCCCTGTCGCCATGGATCCAACAACAGCTACGGCGCACTTAATAGGAAAAGATTCTCCAACTCCTGGGGATTTTGCCAGAATGATGCATACAGGCACATCTCCTCAGCAATTTGGGTTTGCACCGCAGATGGCGCCCATTCCTGGGATGCCACTAAACTCCGCTTCTGGGGCTCCCTATCAAAATCAAGTCAATATTCCAATGCCACAACTCATGCCCACACCACAACCACAAGGATGGTTTTCCGGACTTTTTAAAGACTTCGGCTCCCAGTTCCGCCTACCTATTCTAGTCGCAATCGTCATTTTTGTAATGAGTCTCCCTGCAGTAAATGTATTAATAGCACATTACATACCTTATCTTATTCGACCTTCAGGTGAAATGAGTATGATGGGTCAGGCAACCAAGGCTCTGACAGGCGGTGTTCTTTTCTGGATTCTCTATAAAGTAATTATTCCGCTCGGTTCTGGAGTATTCTAAACTGCGACCCAACTTGGTAGAGCAAAATTCCTTATCTGTTATCAGAGACCTTGTGGGTTGAATGAAGTTCAACAATACTACAAAAACAATTGCTCAGTGGCTACTTGGTATTTGGGCAATCTATATTTTTTTCAAAAAAGGCTTAATAGGTATTCTATTATCAGGCGGCATAGCCCTTATTTCAGCAGCATTTGTAAATGAGATAGAATTAGTCGCAGGACTAACAATAGTCGGTGGTTATTTTCTGCTGTATCTCATGACGTATTTCCGTGTCTGGGAACCATTCATGGATACTCCCAAGGAAATAACAGAGCGTCTTGCATCCGCATCCCATGGTGACAAATTTATTATTCAGGGTCCATCAGGACTAGCAGCACGCGAAGCCGTGCAGATGGAACTTGGTAAGAGACGAGTTCCTGTATCGGGTGTATATGAAGATGGAGCAGTTGAGGGATTCACAGTTTCATCGGATACTGATGCCCAGGCCTCTCCTTCCAATTCGACACCTGCCGTGGCGAAGAAAAATGAGATCTCGGATAATTTTAAGAATGATATTGGAAACACTGTGGCTAATTTAATAAGCGAAGCCGCTAATAAAATGAAAGAAGAAGAGAAAACATCAAGCAATAGCTCCCAGGCTGCACCCAGTTCAGCCCCTGGTCCCGATCAACCAGAAGTAAGTCCCTTTCGTTCCGACCCGTCTGGATTGTTTAAATTAGGAGAAATACCTACTGAGTCTCGCGATGGACCCGTTATTGACGCTGGTGCAACTTTCATGAAAGCACTTCAAGCTCTGGACCCGAGACAAATCAAATCCATGACAGAGGACACCGCAAAGATGGTAGACGCACAGAAAAACCTAATAGGTTTACTTAATACAATGAAACCGATCCTCCAGGATGGACAGAAACTTATGAGCACATTCACATCTGTTCTAGGACAGCCTGGTGGACTCACAGGTGCTGCCCTGGGAAATTAAACGAAACAGTTTTCAGCACATAGACTAAATAGACTAAATAGAAGGATATCAGTCGTTCTATTTAGTCGAATGCCATCGAAATGTCCACCAGGAGTAATTTGCATGGATAATTATATCGGTATAGTTCTATGTATTATTCTTATTATACTTTCATTCGGATTTATTGTTATGATTTTCCAAACCCGTACGGCAGAGCCTAGCGGTATTCTTAGAGAAAGACCAGGATATGAACCCAGAGAACTTCGCCCACGTGTTCCTGATGTTTTGGTTCGAGCGTCTGGAGAAATTTCGACGGAAATCGACTTACAACACCCTTTGCCACCCGGGCCACCATATCCTCCTAGCTTTGTGCCGCCCATCGTAATAGATGAACGATTTCAACGTCCGCCACAGCCTCTGCGAAATTGGCTGAATCCTCCTGAGTTTCCGCCGAGAGGTGGAATCGCGTCAATCCCTATAAATATTCCGACACAGGGTTTGCCAGAGCAATTTGGAACAATCGGAGTTCTTGAAATCGAAGGCGATATTTGGCCTCTTTACGGACGTAGAACGGGAGGTTCGTCAGATCGCTGGAATTACTACACGCGAAATAATACATACAATCCCGTGCCCCTACCTATAACATATCAGCGTAGGGATTGTATGGACGACGTTGGGTGCCAGGAATTATTTACAGGGGAGAATGTCCGTGTAAATGTATTGGGTCGTGATGCGAAGGTGACAATCTATAAAGCAGATGGGCCGCGGTATTTTCCAGGATTATTCTAAGTCAAGTGAGCATATGCGTGCAAGTGTTTCCTATGGTATTTTGTCCCAGACTGAATAGCAAATGCAGTGCCCCGTGGACGCCTTCAAATCATTCCAGACTCTATCTGGACCTTTGACCGAGCTCCTTTTAAAGCCGATCGCAGTTAATTCTCCGCCATTTCTTGGAAGTTTTGCCCCAAGAACAGTTGCGCCAAAATTACTTGAAAGTGGTAAAATTAATGAAGGTCCAGGTAATTCTATTGATGTCAATGACAACCGTTATGAACTATGGGATGTGGGTATAATACAGACAATTCACAAAGGTTTTTTATTTCCTGATCAGCAAGCGTCCCAATGGAATCAAGTAGCTGAATTAATGATTGCGTTTTTAACAATGAAAAAAGGTGGGCCTTTTGCTACTATTATAAATCTACCGATTTATGCAACAGCAAATACCTCTTCCTATTCAGCCTATTTGGACCAACTCTATGACCCTACGAAACCAGCGGCGAATCTTCAGACTCTTTTTTTAAAGGAAGAAGGGGACACAGCACAGAAGAGTATTTCCTATATTTTCTGTTTACAGGGAAGTAACATACAAGTTATATTATTTCCTCGTGGGATTCAAATACCTTCATATAATTGGCAAAAAATAATGAATATCATTAAAACCTTGAATACACCCTATTTCCCTCTACCAGAGCTCTTGGCGCCAACATGTCAAGAGTTTCGAACACGTTTTCAATATTTCACAAAACCGATTAGTATCACAGGCAAGTTTGATACAGGATCATGTCCTGCTTACAAAACAAATCAATATAAATGTGTTCCTTTTGACCGAATTCGAAATCTCGATGGCGATACTGTCATATTCAAGGGCGCAGGGACACTCAAGGATAGATTAGAGGAACAGGATAAGAAAAAGGTAAGTGCTATAAAGTCCGTATCTGGTCAAAAACGTGCTATGGGTCCGACAGAAATAGCGGCCATCGTTACGGGTTGTCTCTTCGGAGTTTTAGGGCTCGTCTATGTAGGAAGTAAAGCTGCCGCAATAATAAATATGGACTAACTGGCCGTTGACTAACTGGCCGTGGACTAACTGGCCGTGGACTAATTTGCCAGATTCTTCAGTATAAAAAAAGGCCACGTTTTGGAGCCGCCTGTAATAGTCCGAACAGGCTGTTTTGTATTAATTGTCGGCGCAACGGCGGACCAATTCTCTTCTTTGCAGGAATCTTCAGGAGACCACTTCCAGACATTACCGAGTTCAGGTTCCTCAAAAGGTGGCACGAATACATTCTTCTGGGATTCTCCCTCCTCTTCGACTGTTGCCTGACGCTCAGGGCCTTTCTGCATGCCATCATTACCCAGACCATCGGCTCCCTCGGCTGCAGCCATAGATGAGGCCAGTTCCGAATAAAGACGAGTCTTCACGGCCGATAATTTTCTACGATTGCGCTCCAAAAATAGACCAGCGACAACGAGAAACGCCAGCACACCTAGCACAGGCCCTTGGGTTATGGCCCAGAGGAGAAATCCGATTACAAAAATGCGCACAAATAAGAGGTCCAATACTATTAGCACATTTGTGGATAAATAACTAGTAGAGATGAAAATTATAATTAGGACGAAGATTAATCCAGGCATTGTTTTTAATTCATCTAAAAACATCGCAATTTCGTGGAGTCCGTATGCCACACCTGTTAAAACGAATTATATTTTGCCCGATTGGTGGTAAATTGCACGCCAGCCTAAGAAAAACCTACGATTTATGTCATAGTGCATTATGGCGTCAGCATCCATATCTCTATCAAGTCTTGATAGGGTATTGACACCACGCGGCTATGCCATTCGTAAGGAATTTTTATCGAGTCAACAGCAACAAGATCTGAGGAGACAACTCACAGTGGCCCCTCAAGTCCTGGAAAAATATAACAAAGGTGCTGAACATTTTCCGGTGTATCAGGAATCCGCCAGCCGTTTTTATGTTCCTCGTCAGTGGGGGAAGAACAATTTTGGTGATCCGGAAGCAGATGTTGTTCCTGATGGTCAGGATTTGCCAGCCGCAGCCTTGCATTTTGAAGGCAAACCATATGATTATCAAGAGAAAATCGTAGATAGTTTTCTGGAAGCCGGTGCGGAAGGCCTCATTTGTGTCCCTTGTGGGCGCGGCAAGACTGTGATGGCACTGTATACGGCCCTGTGCATTGGAAAACGATTTTTGATAGTGGTTGATAAGGAATTTCTGGCAAATCAATGGCGCGGAGAGCTGGAGAGATTCTGCCCAGGGGTGCGAGTCGGAATTCTACAGGGGTCACGAGTAGAGATTGAAACGGACAAGTTTGACTGCACAATTTGTATGTTACAATCCGTATATCCGAAGGAGTTTCCGCCAGATTTCTTTAAAGACTATGGATTCTGTATTTTTGATGAATGTCACAAATTGGGTGCACAGCAATTTAGTCGATGTCTCGCCAAAATTCAGACCAAATATATGCTGGGTCTAAGTGCTACTCCTGATCGCGACGATGGCCTGACAAAAGTCTTTGAATGGTATATCGGCAGTCCAGTGTATCAAGAAAAAATTCGTGAACCGGACCCCACCGTAAAAGTTCACGCTGTCTGGTTTCATTCCGATGATGAAGAGTATACAGAAATTCCAACGGACTGGAAAGGTGAAATTGTAACTGCCAGGCTCCTCACCAAACTCGTGGAATTCCAACCGCGAACTGACCGAATCATTCAAATTATTCGCCAGGTTGCTTTGGCAGACTCTAGACGTCAAATACTCGTCCTGAGCGAACGCAAAGCACATCTCGCCGCATTCGAAGATGGGCTCACTGAACTTCCTATCCAGTCTCCTTGGAAACTCACGACAGGATACTACGTGGGAGGTATGAAACAAGAAGAACTTGATAGGAATGCCGCTGAGGCACAGGTTCTCCTGGCGACATATGCTATGGCTTCCGAGGCTCTTAACATCAAAACATTGAATGCAGTCATTCTTGCCAGCCCTCGAAAAAAGGTTGAACAGAGCACTGGCAGAATTTTGCGCCTGAGACCTGAGCAGCGCGTCGTGGAGCCGCTCATTTACGATATAATTGATAGTCATGATACGTATGTGCGGCAATGGTGGACTAGACAGAGGTATTACAAACAATGTAATTACTCTATTCAGCATATTGGGCGTCGTAGACTAGGGGCTGAGGATGGCGGAGGTGAAAGTGCCAATCCTAATACATGTCTTATTACTGTTTAGTTCTGGGCGCGGTTCTTGTCTTTCCGATTACGGCGGCTGCGGTCACGGCGGTTGCGACGAGTCTTGCGCTTGCCTCCTGCTGTCTTAATACAAGCCTGATTATATGAACGAGCATCATATGGAGTCTGCATCAGAATTGCAGGATTGGCTGGCGGAGGATTCGGCAGAGGCACATTGCCATAACCTGCCGTAGGGGCATAATACGCGCGAGTATCGGAATCTCCAGGATAGTATCGTCCCTCCATTCCGCTTGACGGACTGGCGGCCTGTCCTGCCGTAAGTCCAGCAGGTGCCGGTTCGCCCATGATTCCCTGTGCCTGACCACCCTTAGCCCCATAGGGGGGCGGGAAAGCTTTGACGGCAACATTAAGAGGCATGTTGTTAGCACCTGCTGAGGCGGCTTTCTGAGCATTGAGGTCATCCAGCCCAGGTGTGCGTGGATCCGTCGGCTCGCAAGGGATCTTGGTAAATTGGCCGAACGCAGCACCGTCGGCATTCGGGGCAACTGCCCAAGTGTCAGGACCTCCAAATCCCCAACGACCACCGTTCATGGCCAGCCCAGGGAGACCACCGCGTGTGCCCATATACAGCTCGGGATTTACCCGGCTTGCGGCCAAGACTGGTGTTGGCGCACAATCTTTGCCAGGCGGCGGATATGCCTCGTGCACTACATAACCAGGACTCACCCAGTTTTTAGGATTATCATCCCAGCCACCGCCGCGCACTGTGCGACGTCTGCGCTCACGCTTTGTTTTGTTTGCCCGTCTATTTGTTCGTCTATTTTTGGCCATTCCTGGCTTCAACCCTATTCAGTATCATTATTTTTATCAGCTGCCTTTTCCTTTTCGGCCTGCTTCTGAATCTGAAGGAATGTATTATGAGTAGCGATGGGATTATCCTCGGGCATAATACGCAAAATTCGGAATTTATTAAAATCATTTTCCCATCCCACTTCCACAGGGAATTTTTTTCCAGCTAGGCGAAGACTCTGACTGAGCTCTAGTCCCGACACGGCCGCAATTCCAAGACTCTGCCCTTCTTGACTGAATAGGGAATATGTATCAGGAAGCACGGAATTATAGGGACGCGCCTCGGCCACTGCCATTGTCGGAATGCCTGGAAATCTCTGTGTAGTCGGGGGGCGATATTCCCTTTTTTCACGTGGAGTCACCGAATCCCACCAGAACCATCTGGGCTGTCCAACAAAGTCTGGCTGAATAATCCAGGATAGGCTGGCATCATAGGCCGTTTTCCAGTCATCCATTGCAATGGGTTCAACGAGTCGAGGCTTAAAAGAAAGAAGAGGCTGGGACTCTGGCATGGTTTGCCAGAGTCTGAGCAATTCCTCCCAGCGCTCTGAGAATGTTCGCCGATTCCAGAGCTCACGGCCCTGGTAAATTAATAAATCCTCTATCTGGAGAACCGATTCACTCACCAGGAGATTCGCCATACATACCGTCGCGCCCGTATCCGTAAAATTGGGAGGGACTATCCAGCGGAAAGTTCGACCCTCCTGGCGATCAGGGCTCCATAGACATACGGGCCAGCCGCGAATGAAAATGAGGTAGGCCGTTGGGCGACGGTCGAATTTAGCCCACACCCAGGCTTTTTGATTACTGAGAATACCTTTCGCACGGGCGTATGGAAGATGAATTTCCATACGTCCACGAAGAAATTGGTGCTTACTCAATAATTCATCAATGGCTTTTCTATGCCCTGCTTCGAGTCCCTGGAAGCGCGGATGTTTAGAATGATGCGTATTGCGGTGCGAATGAGACGTGGTGTCGGCCATTATGTTTGATTGCCTACAATTCTTATATAATTTGTGTTAGAATCTTTATACTGCTTTTTAGACCCTTGCAGAAAATGAGAGTTATAGTTTAAAGGAATTGACCATTCTAACTCTATATTGAAGGTACATACGCCCCATTTGAACCTCTTACGATATCACCCTCTGATATTCTTGAGGACAATCTAAAGCAAAAAGATTTTCTTGAGAGACGTAAAAAATCTTAGCTACGCTTGAGGACAATCTAGAGCAAAAAGATTTTCTTGAGAGACGTAAACAAATCTTAGCTACGCTTGGTGAGGTTGAAGAATTAATGTCAAATTACCTCGGTATGTCTTCTTTTTTTATTCAAGGCAACTAAACATTGTCTACGAGTTTGACAACTCCTTATGTAGTCTAGTCAAGCCTTCTGCAGAGGTGGAATCTCATATAAGAAAGCTAAATAAGATTTAAAAAATATAAAGTTTATAAGTATACACGCTCATTTAAAATCCGCAAGGGTCTAAAAAGCGGAGAAGTTCATGCCGTTTGAATTCGTGTCGTTTGCAAATACACCCTCCATGAATTCACCGCGATTTTCTACAAAGTCTGTGTTAAATGCCTGAATAGATCCAGGCGTATTGTCCATAACTGGACTTGCTATTCCAGAGGCTGACGCAATTACTGTATCATTATTCTGGGGCGCAGGACGATAGGCTCGCTCAGGATTTCGCATATTTTCAGGGGCGTTTGCTGTCTCGACTTGCTCTGCATAAGGATCCTTTGCAGCCGGTTCACTGTATATCACGGCCTCTCTATCCTGTCCGTCCTGGGCTGGGGGGCTAGGACCGGACGGTGTGATTCTCCGAGGAGGTTCATTGACAACTGGAACGACTACCTCGGCCCCTGGTCCTGGCATTTCAAAGTGTTCGCGTTCTTCATTATCCGAATCTACCTTATTCAGTGCTGGAATAACAATGGCCCCCGTCGTGTATAGATAATAGAATAAAAAACCCAGAATGATAAGACAGATTAAAATCCCCAGATTTGTATCCATAACTCCGTAGATTCTCCTTCTTACCAGCCAATAATAAAATATACAGACAGCCGTCGCAAAATCTTAGACTAACGAACTCTTCTTCCCAGCGAAGTGCCGGATTTGAATTATTTATTGATCTAAACATAAATTACAAATCGCCTACAAGCATTTTCCATACAGCCTCACTACATGGTACTTCTTTGATATTTTTAAAAACAATTCTATTATATGAGACACCTGTCTGGTTTCCCAGGTAGAAATCTCCTACCCAGTTTCTTGGCATTCTCTGGACACAAATCGCCCTTTTAGGAGATTCATTTTTTCTAATACCTGTGAATTGATGTATAATTTTATAGGATGTTGAATAGCCAGTTATTTCATCTTCTTCCAACCACCAATCGGGCCCATAATGAATAATTAAATTTTTGGCCGTTTCATTGAAATGGGATGGTTTGGCCGTATTATATATGTGAATTTCCATAGTATCTAGTCTAAAATTGAAACGACCGTTTAAACAGTTAAATAGCCTAAGAAACAGACTTTTCTATATTACTTAGGATGTCCGCGTCAGCTCTTTCAAATTATCAGGGGTTGCTTCTGACTACAAAGGGAGAAGTAAAGAGAGCTAATGTTCAAATTTCAGGAGATACTCTTAATGAAGCAGATATTCAGAAATACCTGCGTCGTAAAGAAAAGCCCGATATTTTGAAACAATATATCAATGGCGAGATAACCTACACCCTATGGGGTTACTTTGAAAATAGTATTAATGGGAAAAAAGGTAATTGTAATCAATCGAAATTTCCAACTCATACAGAGTCAATCATTAAACCACTAAACACGTCGCCAATCATTGGGGATATTCTTCTGATCGCCCATGGAGAAAAACTAAAGAATACCCATTTTGTATCTGTTCAAGATTGGAATGACTTTGTAGAAGGTAAAGAGACACCTATAAATAAAATTGTAAATTTAGTAAAATCCAAAACTGACGGGGGTGCTCTAAAAAAGACAACTAAACAAGTAAAATTTGCGAAGACCGAAAAGATAAAAAATAAAGCGGAGAAGACAAAAAAAGATACAACCAAATCAAAATCCAAAGCCAAACTGAAAAAGAAGAAAGTTGATGATGAGGACGACGATTCAATTACATCCGACGATTCTAATAACTCGGATAATCAAAGTGATGTAGAAGATTTAGATCAGGAAAATTCGGACACCGATAATAAAAGTATAGATGACGCCGACGCCGACGCCGACGCAGACGCAGACGCCGACGCGGATGCAGACGATGCCGAAGACGAGGACGCAGATGCAGACGATGCCGATGATGAAGACATGGAGGACACAGATGACCTGGAGGAGGGCGACAAAATGGAAAATTTTGGAGATAAGCACAATGGGGACACGGACTACTTTGTAGAGGATTTGGAGGAAGAACGCGAGATTCAAGCAAAGCGCAAAAAAAAGTCCAATAACAAAAATAATGAAGTTCTCAGTTTGAAGGAAGAGCTGACCCCGCTATCTCCCTATGAAGATGTCCCCGTTCGAGGTAATTTTATTAAAACATTCTCGCGCATATTTCAAGACTTATTTGATGATAATACAAAAGCCATCACTCTGGAAAATGCCATGTATTGTCATGTGCTACAATCCGCTGAAAGTAAATTCATCCCGAAAAACTGGAAATCAAAGGCCTTCGCAGGCCTATATAAACACGCATCACAACAAATTTTCTGGAATCTACACCCTCAAAGCCCTATCCTTAATAAGAATTTGATTCGTAGAATCAAAGAAGGAGAATTCCCTATTGAGAATATAGTATCTATGACTTCCTATGAACTTGCTCCTGAAAAATGGAGAGAAATGGCGGATAGGCAGTTTCTCCGAGAGCAGAAGATTCTCGAAGGGGACAAGAGTCGTTCAACGGATCAATTCAAGTGCCATCGTTGCGGCAAGCGTGAATGCTCTTTCTATGAATTACAGACACGTTCTGCCGATGAACCCATGACTCAATTTATAACATGTCTGAATTGTGGAAAACGCTGGAGACAGTAGTTAGTAATGTGTCTAATTTTACAAATAATAATTCAAAAATAACAAAAGAAAAAGAAATGCCACATGCGAATTTGAATGACATTGTATATCTTGTGGGAGATGAAACTGATAAATGGCCAATGTTGAAGGATTCTTCCAATTTTTTTATGAATAAATTTAACACGATGAATTATATTACGGTTGGGCTGACTAATTTTCCTTATTCGGATTTTTTAATAAATTCAAAAATTGTGTCAAATTGGCATGTAGTAGCACTTGACACTTCTGGGGCATTACAGGATAATAGTGAAAATATTATGAAATTCCAAACCATTGAAAAACTCAATAGAGAATACTTAGAATACGAAGGAGAAGATACACAGATACAGTTCGGCACGCAGCAATTTATCGATTACGATACTACGAAGCTTCATAGATTTGATGAAGGTAATATGAGACATCAATTCGCGGATTTTCTCAATACTCTGGAAAGTATCGAAGTGGTCCGAATCGATTGCCCGGAACAGGAAAGATGGATCTTATCGACGATTTTTGATACTGGGTTTTTGCCGAGTGTGATGTATATCCGTTTCAAAGAAAATCCTGGAAATTGTCTGCTGACTCGCAATACAATCGGGAATCTACGTATGCTGGGATATGCCCTATTATATATTCACGAAGACAAGTATTTATTTTATTATACAAATCAGTCATCATATGATTTATTCAATGTAAGTGAATTGGGTATGCAAAATCCTTTTGTTCAGAAATGTATCAAAAGCACTCTAGATGCATTACAGACAAGAGATGAAACTAAGGAAAATGGATTATCTATCAAAATTAAAAAATTTTATACCTTGTAGAAATTGAAACCTCCACATAGATTAGAGTCGGGCACCCAAGCCGACACCCTATACAGTCTTTAAGGTAAGCATGAGTAATTCCGATATAGATCGCGCTCTTATATATTCATGCTTACCTATTTCACGCTCTCGTCTTTATGAAAGTGATTTCATTTATTCCCTCACTCAATTGACATCTTCACATACTACAAAAAGTCCAAAAGCAAAGACGGAAAAAAGTATTGATTTTTTAGAGGAAAACATAACAACAACTCCGAGATTTAGGAGACCTGTTTTTTCAAAATCCACCAAATCAACGAAAACGACTAAATAACCATGAGGTCAGAAAGTCTCCAATATTCATATTGACCATTCGGCAAAGGACGTTTTACAATATAGGGCAATCGTTTCTGTTCCAGTTCAGCACGAGCAATTTCACGGACATCCGTCATATACGATGGGACACTGATGAATGCCTGCGCCCCTCGACTCAACATCTCCGCACGTAGACCAATAATTGCTGTACGTTCGTAGAGAGTTAGAAAAGGAAATGTCGTGTGGTTTTCATCCAGTCCCGTAGGAATCTCATTGTCAGACTTAATATTGATTTTTGGCAGCACAGACTCTATGTAGTCAATTTGGCATTCAGGATGATGCTCGAATAGTTTTCGCAACTTTTGCTGACTTTGTAGTGTAACATCGTCCGTTTCTGCACCGACATCATCGAGTTCCTCCAGGACTTCATCTAGTTCAAATTCATCGTAATCCGCGCCGCCCGTTGTGATTATATCCTCTGCTTCCATGGAGTTAATCTTATTCTCTTTATCTTTCTGTTTTTAAATATGAAATCTATTTATATTCCTAAATTGTCAGAATTACATTCAATTTTACAAAGTAAGTCCGACAGTCGGCAAATTAGTCAAGATGTGTCAATCTAAAGTATCCAGTAAGGTTTACTATAGATGGAAATTTCTAATTCGAATACCGCCTTCTCTTCGGACTGGACTACACCAGCCGTCCAGAATGATGCACCTCCACCTCCACCGCCAACCGCCGCGACCGCGACTGCTGCCGGTAATCCTGCCGGCCTGACTAGTTCAGAAGAAGTCCCCGTCATGGATAGTTTTGAATGTATGGAACTGCCTGATAATCTTCTGCGAGGAATTTATTCTTATGGCTTTGAAAAGCCATCGTCTATTCAGCAGATCGCCGTTTTACCCATGAAACAGGGGCGTGATTTATTGGCACAGTCTCGTTCTGGAACGGGAAAAACAGGAGCATTCACTATCGGTGCTCTGTCTAGAGTTGATCCGTCAATTCTTTATCCGCAGGTTATTGTAATCTGTCATGTTCGAGAATTAGCAGAGCAGACCTATAAAGTCGCCGCCGCGCTAGGAAGATACATGGGATTGAAGGCAATGTTTGCAACAGGAGGTTCAAATCTCCGCGGAGATTTTTCAAATCTGCGTCAAGGTGCTCAGTTTATAGTAGGAACTCCTGGGCGTATTTATGATCTGATTCGCCGTAATGAATTACGTCTGGAGCATATTCGGTGTCTAATTTTGGACGAGGCTGATCAGCTTCTTGAGAATCTGTTTGCCGATCAGATTCAGGCAATCTTGGAATTTCCTTTTCCCAAGACCACCCAGCTTGCCCTATTTAGTGCTACAATGCCGGATGAAGTTCTTCAGATTGCTGAACAATTTCTGCATAACCCTGTGAGAATTTTATCACCAGCGGAAGAATGGTCTTTGGAGGGAATCAAGCAATACTATGTAGAGTTGGGTCGCGAGGAATGGAAGTTCGATGCACTTGTTGATATTATGAGCAAAATTAAAATAAATCAGTGTATCATTTATGTCAATAAACGCCAAAAAGCCGAATGGTTGGCTAAGAAGATGCTGGATGCAGGGCATAGTCTAGAATACATTCATGGTGATATGGAAGTTGCCGAACGTAAGAAGCGACTGACCGATTTCCGCGAAGGTCATGTGCGAGTGCTCATTTCTACGGACTTGCTGGCGCGTGGAATTGATGTTCAGACTCTGAGTATTGTAGTGAATTATGAACTTCCGCCTTCTCATGAAAATTATCTTCATCGCATCGGTCGAACAGGGCGTTATGGCCGCAAAGGCACTGCTCTGAACTTGATTACTCCTGAAGAGAAGGACCAGCAGACACATTTGGAAAGGACATATGGAACGCGAGTAGAAGTTTTGCCAGATGATTTGAGTGTTCTGGGGAAGTGAGACTTAATAGGAGATTAGCATAAAACAGGCAAAATAAATTTTGACTAAAAACAAATATACTGTTATTTATTTTTAGTCTCGAATTTGAACTAAATGTGTCTAAAGAAATCTAAAAAATATAATTATATACAAATATTAGTAACATGTCATATATTTATTCCAATTTTCTAACGGATGAAGAAATTCATTTTTTGAATAATCTTCCCGAAGTTCTTACTGCCAAAAAATCCCTGGATAATCGGCCATCTGGAATGGTCTATTTTTCTATCAATGTAACGGATTCGATTCGCGAAACTTTACAGACTCGTTTTGGGCTGGAACTTTCGACAACATGTATCCCAATGCGATTGATTAAGGGTGATACCATGCCGCATATTGATACAGCTACATCAAGCTTTGAAAATACGTATCTATTATATCTAAATGACTCCCCTGGTGAACTTATTATAGATTCACACTCCCATCCTATTCAGGCCAATACTGGATTTGTATTTAATAAGGGCGTTAAACATGGAACAATAAATACTACAAATATTCCTCGATTATTGATTGGTCCTATGAATGAATTTGCTCAACCCGTTGGTTCACCTTTGACCTATTTTCCAACAGAAGCTGATGCACTTGCGTTTACCAATGTTCTTGGATACGGTGGAGGATTTACTGTTGGTTCAGGCGGTCCTTTTGGTCCAGGAGGCGGATATACTAGTTGGAGATTGGCTTCGAATAGCACTGGTTCTTCACCGCAAAATGTCATATATCCGAATGGAAGTGTTCTGAATAGCGATGGTTCTTATTATTTATATCCATCCGCCCCATGCTTTTTAGAGGGTTCCACAATTCTTTGCCAAATAGACGGTGTTGAAAAATATATTCCTGTTGAACAACTAAAAAGTGGAACTCTAGTTAAGACAAGTTTGGATGGATATAGGCCAGTTGCCTTTATAGGAAAGGGGACTATAAAAAATCCTGGAAATAACGAAAGAACTGAGAATCGTCTTTATAAATGTTCCCCTTCAAAATATCCTCAACTGACGGATGATTTATATATTACAGGCTGTCATTCTATTCTGGAATTTCCAATAACTGAAAAACAGAAGGAAGATACAATTAAACATCTTGGTAAATTATTTGTAACGGATAAGAAATATAGACTAATGGCGTGTGTCGATGAACGTGCTGAACCTTGGAATTCTGAAGGGACATATACAATTTGGCATTTCGCTTCATAGTCTTGACGAAAGAATAAATTATGGTGTCTATGCAAATGGTGGTTTACTTGTTGAAACATGTTCAATAAGCACCCTTAAAAATAAATCAAATATGACACGTGTTGTCTAGGGAATATTATAATGGTAATTACACTGATTATTACACTTAATCTAAAGCTTGTAGCTTTTTATATTCTAAAGATGTGTATTATAAGTGGACCTGTTTCCAGTGTAGGCTCAACAAAAATACTATGTCTACCCTCAAAAAATAGAAAAAGACAGCTGACTGTTTATAAAAATGCGGTAAATACACCTAATACAAATGCGATGTGTTTGCCTGTTCCAAATCCTAATACAGTAAAGTTTGAGAAAGTTCCAAAGGATATTTTTACTCAATGTAGTAATTCATTTGATTATTCTATTTCTTATCGTCCTCAAGCAGCTGGAGTAGTCTCGCTCAAGTCCAAATCGTATCTTGCTATTCAGTCCCATGGTTCTTATGATGTGGTTCTGGTTCCGAGCATGTCAGATATTAAGCGGATTCCTCCTAGCTTTCTAATCTTGACAGACGAAGTCAAAGAATTTTTGCAAACATCGTATCCAGGAAACTTTGGAATAGTTCTCTGTAAGCTGAAGGCAGGACACACTGATTATGAACCGTTTGCGTATTCACATGAACTTCAAGATAATTTACATCTATTTTTTCCTACGAAGCACTTTCATATAAATAGTGGCAATAATACAAATGTAGATTTTGGAGAGCCGCTTAGCTCTCAAAGCGGATGGCGTAATTATTTTTC